CTTGAAAACTGATAGATATAGGCAGGTTCAGTTGAATCCGGATGCCAACTGTAATCAAATTCTTCTACGTTAACAGGTATATCCCAATTTGTTTTATCAGAAATACGTTTGGCTTTAAGTATATCCATATATTTTACGGGAGTATTTTCATTACAGCCCGGTGCTGTAAATATAGGACCGTCTGTCTTTTGCCATTGTGTGCCAAATTGATATACAAAAGGATCATCGTTAATATCAGGATGCCAACTAAAATCAAACTCACTAGAATCTAGGCCGGCTGGAATAGACCAATGAGTCATATCTTGTTTAACTGTTGCAATAGGATAATCTAAATATTTTATTTCTGTAGCACCCTCTACAGTGAATTTAGGTCCACCTGTTTTACTCCAGGGACTAGGGAATTGATAGATATAGGGAGATTCAGTACTATCCGGGTGCCAACTAAAATCAAATAATTTTTGATCCACATTTCCAGGTATTAACCAATTGGTAAATCTCCAAGCTATAACTTCTGCTCTAATAACATCTATATATTTAATTTCTGTTGCACCGGGAACTACATATCTAGGTCCACCTGTTTTTTGATGTACCGTTCCAAATTGATATATGTAGGGAGGATCATTAGGATTAGGTTCCCAACTAAAATCAAAACTATTTTTTATAACATACGGAGGTATTTCCCAATTATCCATACACTGTTTACGTGTAGCACGTTCTTCCATGTACTTATATTCTGTTGCACCTTCAACAACATATTGAATAGAAATTTTATCTGCAGGGTTATTCCATTGATTCCCCCATGCATATATAAATGGAGGACTATAAGGGTCAGGTTGCCATGAATAGTCTATTCCATCACTATTTTCTAAATGAGTAAATCTAGCACTGTTGGGCAATAACTCTGCCTTCATTGAATCATCGTTAATATATTTTCGTTTAGTAGCTCCTGGTACATGATACTCAACAGTTGGCATAATTTCACCAGGATATAGTGTATTACCAAATACATAGATGTATGCGGGTTCATTTGGATCTGGTCTCCAGCTAAAGTCAAATGTAGACTTATCTATAGATTTCCATATTTTCCACTTGTCCCATTCAGGTAATAATTCTACATCATCGTACATGTATTTTACAGTAGTAGCACCTTCAACATGATATTCTACACAATGTTTAAGTTCTGTCGGGTAGAATTTGCAACCCCATTTATATATGTAGGGAGGATCGTATGGATCGGGCTCCCAACTAAAATCAAATTTTAATTCATCTATTTTTTCTAATATTACCCAATTATCATTTTTAATGTTTTTTCTATATATAGGTTCAACATCAGCACGATATATAATAGTATCAATATCTTGTTTTGGACATAACCATGTACCACTATCTTTATGACGGTTGCTTGGCCATACGTTATTATATTCGCTAGTCCAAACTTCGTCATCAGGTAAAAAATCAAAATCCCAATCCCAATCAAATTTAGTATAATCACAATATTCATTGATTATCCAAAAATGTTCTGTAGTACATTGCTGTCTAGCGTCAGCTAAATCAATTGCATGTTTTTCTCGGGGGTGTGCGTTAGGTTTATTACCGTAATAAAATACATCTCTTATCATTTGATTATTTAATATCGTATAGTATTATTAAATAATTCTTTTATGTTTCCACAAATCAATAGCCATGTCCAATCCGTCATTTAAATTAACTTTTGGACTCCATCCTAATAATCGTTCTGCTTTTGCATGGGTAGAATTTAATACATATATCTCACCATCACGTTTTGGTTTAGTATTCCAATTAACTAAACCTTTCCAGTTCAACTTACTTGCAATCATATTAACTAATTCTTCAATTGTAACTGCATTGTCGGGTCCACAACAAAAGAATTCTTTACGTGATTTATCTGGATTTGCTAGCACTGCTTCATATAAGTCTAGTAAGTCATCAATCCATAAAAAATTCCTATAGGGTTTTCCATACCCCAAATTAATTTCATTTGGATTACTTAACATTTGTGTGATAATTTGCTCAACTACAAAGAAATCATTATCGTTTCTACCATATGTATTAGTCTGTCTTAATGCACAGAAAGGGAAGTTAAATGCCCTACCGGCATATTCTAAATAATGTTCACAAGCAAGTTTAGCTACAGCATACGGAGCATTGGGATGTTGTTTAGTTTCTTCAGTAAACACTGGTAATACAAACTCTTTACCATGTTCAATTAAATCACTTTCTGGTTGCCATCCATAGGTTTCCATAGTAGAACTAAATAAAAATAATTCTAGGTTCTTAAGTTTTCTTGCACATTCAATAAGATTAACTGTGCCTACATAATTAATCTCGCTAAAAGTAATTTGTTCGTAAAAACTCTTTTCAACTTCTGTTCTTGCTGCCAAGTGTATAATCATGTCTGGATTAACTTCTTGCAAACGCTGGTCTACTTTTGCCAGCTCTAATAAATCACAACCCAAATCATATATTTCATATTTGTGTTGTAATCTTTTTTGTAGATATCCACCTATAAATCCACTAAGTCCCGTTACTAATACTTTTTTCATTTTTTAATCCTTTTAAATAATTTTTAAATTCTTCTACCCTAGCAGACACATGATTTTTATTATGTGTTACAATATCAATCCATTCTTCCGACATTTTATTTAAATCTTTGTTTAAACATATATCTTTAACAATTTCTGTTATACGATATACTCGGTGTGAATGATTAGTTATGGTATCATAATCTTCATCCCAAAATTTATCAAATGTTTTATACCCGGCTATCTTAATATGTTCTAATGCATGTGGCACCGATTGTAATATAAAAGGATGTTCATATAGCATAGCTCTGATAATCTTTTCTGTATAAAAAAATCCCGTTTTCATGTCGGTTGCTTCGTCAAATCTACTTTCTGATACAATGCTAAAATATGACCTGTCATAATATTCTGCTAAATTTTCTTTATTTGCAAATCCCATCCATGATCCGGTGTACGTACTACGGTTTCTGTCTGTCAGTGCTGATTGGTCAAGAACGGATGGTTGCAAATCTATTTCATCAATAATCTTAATCCATTCTTCATTTTTATATGTATGTTTTATATAGTCATTCAATGGTAAACTGGTTGAAGTGCTTTCGGCAGGAATTGATATAAACCCATACTTATTTAAATCTTCTTTTGTAAAAGTGACATGTGACATCAATCTATCTAATGTGTATCGCCTAGCCAATTTAATAAATTTTTTATCTTTTTCACACTTAGTTGGGTGATACTGTGGTAATTTTTTTAGACTCCATATTTCAGCCATTGGCATATGTATTAAATTGTTTCTATATAATTCATTTAGTATTCCTAATATGTCCGGGTGAAATATAGAAGTTGACCATATATAAAAATCCCTACAGGTTCCAAATTCTTTCAGGAACAGATCAAATATTCTATTGATAACATCTATCTCACAATCAGCCCAATTATGCGAAATAATTATTTTACATTTTCCTTTTGTCCATAGTTCAATAATGTTTTTAGGGATATGTTCTATCCAAATTCCTCTACCACTTCCATAATACAATGATATTATATACTTTATATTATGTTGTATGTTAATATTATAAACAATAGTTCCTTGTTCAGAGTAATAATCTATGTTATTTACAAGATCACTATGGTGAACATGCATATAATCTATTCCTAGTATTGCATTTATAGGTGAATCTGTAAAATATGTCATCCCTACCTTCATAGGAGTTTTGTAATAATGTGAGATATATTCATTGTGAGACATTCCCAACGAGTTGGGGATGGGTCCATGAGGACCATACTCATTAATTGCATAAATTAATTTCATTTAACTTTTCTTTGAAATAGGGATGTCAGCACCACAACTGCATCTAACAGAATCACATATTACCGTTCTCAATAAACTATTCCAATCTATTTTCTTATGATCTTTTACATTACCAATAATACCACCCACTTCACAATTTCCTCGTTTAATGTGACCATACTGATGTATAAACATACTTTCAGTACCTATTGCACATCTAAAATCAAAGAAATTTGTTTGTCCTTTGTTAATCAGCATTTGCGGACTATTAATTACTTCTGACGTACTATCTTCATATGTAATGACGGCATTACTTGAATATTTCCTAAACAAAGGATTAGTTTCTAATATTTTTACTGCAGTAGTTTTTGTAGCAACAGTTTTAAAATTCTTAAAAAATTCAGACTGTTCAGGTGTGTACTTAAGATCAACTAGCTTATTTTTAGAAGATCCATATTGGTCATCAATGTACACTACTTCTAATCGGGCAGTAGTTTCATTCTTTATTCTATCAATAAACTCAATGCACTTATCCCAATATAACGGATCCATCATCAATCTAACAGTTACCATAGTTAAATTTGATGCTATCTTAACTTTTTCTATCCATTCATCTGCTGTATTATTTGGAAATTCTTGTGCTGGATGAAAGCTACAACCAGCATATGATAGATATTTGAAGTTCTCCTCAATATAGCGTGGTGTCCTAGCTAGATTAGTAGTAATACCTATATATCCACCTAGAGTATGAATTTTTTTAACTAGGTCCGGGAAGAACGGGCTCAGTGTAGGTTCTCCTCCGCTTAGAGAAAACAATAATTTTTTATTTAAATTAAGTCCGTAGAATAAAAATAGATCGTCTAGAAATGGTTCTACTACATCCCAATCAAATAAATGATTTTTACCTTCATGTAATACCGGAGGACAATATCTACAGCTATAGTTGCAAATATCATTTAATATCCATGTAATTATAGCCCAACTTTCATTTTTTATTTCTATAATCTTTTTCCCTTGAAGTGGTAATGGGCCCTTCCAATGAGGGATCCTACTAGTAGTAGGATTTGTATAGGCTGCAGTCATCTGTGTGTCAGATACAATTTCCACAGATTTTACACTTGAAAAGGGAGTTAAATCCATTTTTAACCCGCCGGCATTTTTGTATAGGTCATCCTCTTGAACTTCATACAAATGACCAATTAATAAATATCCTTCTCTATTGCGATGGTCACCAAACTTCCATCCATGTTGTTCTAATCCTACTTTTTTAAATCTGTGATATTGTTTTGTTTTATAATCCGGAGTAGCATTGTCAGCACCTAATAATGCCATAATTTCATTTGACCAAGTAGTTTGTAGTACAACGGCATTTTCTTCTGCGGCGCGGGTGTCTTCATCTAATACAATATGAGAAATATTTTTTCCTAATGTGTTGTAACCTAATACCAAATCGCCAAATCTATAATAAGGAAAAAACGATGCGCTATCTTCTTCTGTTATTTCATAATCTAGTCTAGGATCGTAACTCATCAATATATTAACATTTGAGAAGGTTGGTAAGTTATTACGTTGTGGTATACTGGTATTAAAAAACATCTCTAACGTATGAATCGTATCATTCAACTGTAAAAAGGTCGTGTGAAATTCTTCATTAAATCGTATACCAGGCCATCGTACAGCTTGAGGATCGTCCTTATCTAACCGTTTCCATGCATCGTCCCACCAATTTTTAGATAATTTCTCAGCTAATCGGTTGCCATATATTTCATATTCTTCATGTAGATAATTAAGAGTATCTTGGTCTATTACTGTTGCCCGACGTATTTCTCTATCATAAAAACTATTTAAATAATCAATAATACGATTAATTTTGTCTATTTTGCCACGATCGGTCAGTGTATCTAACGTATATGTATTACTGCGGGAGAATTTGACACTTTTTTCTCTTATACGTTTTTCACTAAAATTCATTTTTTCAAATGCTTTAACCCATTTTTTTGCTAATTCAGTTTCAAATAACCTGAAATATATATCATAGTGTTCCCATGTTGTAGGATTGACGAGGGTAATCCGTACATTTTTATCTTCTAGAAATCGTGCCATCTTAGATCCTTAACTCACTGTGTATTTAATACACTGAGTGCTACTGTCAATTTTTTAACATTAATATTGGTTATTAATAGGATAGATTTTTGGCTTTTTGGTATCTGCTGTAATTAATTTATGTTTAGGGTTTGCCGAACACAATGCACATTGTGGTATATGAGTTTTTGAAATTAAATTGTTCATAAATTTATCTAATTTTTCACCACTCCAGTTATGTTCAGCGGGGGCATAACTATCTATTAACTCTTTTTGATTTGTAGTAAGTGTTACATGATACTGTTCCATAAATTTTGGTATTACTCCTATAGGAGCACATTTGTACAATTTGCCATCCATCATATGATGACAGTCTTGCATAATACAATTTTTAAAGGCTTCTTTAGGATCACTCTCATGTAGGGAAAATTCAGAATTTTCATATTTTAAACTACTATCTTTAAAATGCCATGAGGGGATTAGTCTAGATTGTATGTTATTACGGTCTGTATATCTAAACATGGTAACTGAATGATCTTCATTTAAACAATCATTCCATACTTTGTTACTATGAATTTCTTTTTTTATGTCTTTGTCTAAAAACGATTCTAAATTTGTAAACGCATTTACCCAAGTACTCGGATCATGATGACTAACGTCCAATCCAACCTTACCTTTATATTTTAAAATTTCTTGATACAAATTAGGAACGTAATTCAATCTTGTTCCGTTGGTTACAATAAGAATATTTGCATTAGGCCATAAGATTTTTAGGCCTTCAATCCATTTAAAAAGATCCGGATTGAGTAACGGTTCACCACCTATAATGCCAATAGTTCCTATAGTTAATATCTTTGACCAGTTACTGTATGCTTCTTTAGCATCGTCCCAACGATGATGGCCTTTAAAGGCATAGTTATTAAATCTATTACAATCTGTACAATTTAAGTTACAAACGTGTGTAATATAAAATTCAGTGTAAATTAAATGATGTTTCATTAATTTATCCTTCTTTAGTTGGAATCTTTTGATTCACATCTCTATTATTTAACAGATTTATTTTTTTGTCTTTTAAATTTTAATTTTGATATGTTTAACAGGATTCCATTTAAAATCCCATTCTCTATTTTTTGTATGATATAGTACTGATCCAATACTGCTACTAGGGTCGCCTGGGTTAGGTAAACTCCATCTATATTTGAACAACGGTTCTACTACATTTTCATTTGCTCGGCTATTCATAGCACATCCACCCATATAAACTAAACAATCTGCACCTGTTAACTGTACAGCTAATTGCATAACTTTACTTACTTCTATTTCAAAACGTTCTTGTACTGATGCGGCAAGGTCACATTGTTCTTCTGTGTGTAATATCCAGTCCTGCACACCTTTATGAAAATTATAATTTAATTTTAGCGTGTCCGAACCAAAATAATTAGATACTTGTATACGGAATCTTTTAGGATTACCCTGTTCTGCCATTTGTTGTAATAAGTATTCGTCTTTAATTGGCGTTAATCCAACAAGTTGTGTAAATGCGCTATAGAATAATCCTAGACTATGTGGATAACCACGACTCCATACTTTTTTCATTTCTCCGTGTTTTGCTTCCCAAATAGTAGCACATTCAAACTCTCCTATAGCATCTAGTACAACAACAGCACAATGATTAAAAGTACTAGTATAATAACCCGCAGCCGCGTGACTAGCATGATGTGGGGTATATCTTACAGGTGCATAATGTAATCTAGTTTTATTAAGATATCTTTTAGGAAGGACATTCATATCTAATGCGGTATCATATTGACCGGCATAGACTTGTCTTGCTTTTTTAACCCAAGGTCTTTCATACCAAAAGATATTATTAGGAGCTCCGTAATAAAGTGCTTCTGTAATAACTGAAGTATCTAATTCATCTGTTGAGCAGTTATACCATGATTTAAGTTTGTTATTATTAAAAATAGCTAAACTTGAACCGTGATTAAGAGCATTGATTCCCCAATGTATCATTTGTATATAAACGGATCTTGTTTACGTAATTCATCAAGACGGCGTTTGCGTTCTTGCCTTGCTTTATACCACTTTAGTGGTCTTAAAATATAATAAAAAAATTTATTCATAACGTATCCCCATAATAAAAGTTTTCATAGCGCCAATTCTTGTAATCCAGGTTGATAATTTAACACCAACTCAACTAATCTATTACCTACTTTTTTATTTAATTCTTCTGTAAAATGATTGCTATACTCATTTCCTACCAAAGACATATCAACTAGATTTTCTTTTACAGTCATACCGTTTTTAAATATATATCCATGATCAAAACACCGTAAGTGTATTACGCAGGGAATTTTATAAACTTCTACAAGATCATCTAATTCTTTAAACCAAGAAACCATTGCCCATTTACAATAATCACGGGACCAAAGTTCTTCATAGTATAATTGTCCGGCTTTAGCAATTGCAAGATTTTTTATTGGATCAATGTGTGTTCCCTCAGGATTATAAAATTTACCATTCTGGACACTACGGGAAGTAAGCCCATAATCATAATCATTGGGTATCCTATTAGGTTCAGTATGGCATAATAGTAATACTTTTGGTACATGTAATTGTAATTCCTTTAATAGTCGTTTGCGTACGCTCCACCAAGAAGCTCCGGCAAATCCATATCCTCGAGTTTTTTCATTGCTGTTGGATAATTTTTGAGAAACTATAAACGGCCAATGAGTCGGTAGTGATCGTAATTCGGCAAAACTATCACCTAAAATTAATATATCTTTATGTTCAAATTTCATTTTTAACCAATAATTGGAATCTTTTGATTCACATCTCTATTTTGAGAACCTATAAAATTAAGTTCTCCGCAAATTGCACTGCATCTTTCCAATCTAATATCAGAATTAAAAGATTTGTCTAATATACTAAACCAAGGACCGTTTACAATATCATGCAATTTAGTGTGATGTATGTTAGCAAGATGCTTTCCGCCAATTGTATCCCACATTGACTGCATCATATATTTATCTGAATGCGATTCTGCTTCTATTCCGTAAAGTCTATCTTGCAACCAACCACATGGAAATACATTACCGTCTGCACTTATATAAATATGATTTGTTTTCTGTGAATGGCACTCAACTATAGTATTACCAAGATATTGTTTTATAGACCCGTGTTCAGTTGCAATCTTCTTTTGGTCTACATAAATCATATTTTGATAATCTACATTAGTAGGTAATTCTAAATAGCGTTCTACTACACCTTGTTTATTTTTCACAGGCCATTGCATAATGAATTCGTGTTTCTTATTGAAGAATCTAGCTGTATATTTTACTCTAAATTCTTTGAAACCTAACTGACTACTTAATTCTCTCGCTTTATCAACTTGATGTTCATTGTGTCTAAAAATTATAAAATCCCATATAGCTGTGCCACCGTTGTCAATATATATTTTTACATTTTTTATTATCTTTTGCCAATTAGTATCGACCCTATATAAATGGTTAGTATCTTCTAATCCATCTATACCGAAACCAATCCAATCTACATATTTGCCTGCTTCTTTCCAAAATGATTTAGTTTGTAAGCTGCCATTGGTATGCAACGCTACTACTAATTTGGGATTAACTTCTTTTAACCATTGACATATACGTATTAAATCTTTATTCATACAAGGATCACCGTATGTTCCACAGAAATAAACTTCTTCTAATTGCTTAATAAACTCAACAGGTAATATAGATTTTGCTGTTTCTAATGTTACATTTATCAACGGCAGACTTGATACAGTTGCGCCACCGTAATCATTACGGGGGCATTGCGGGCATCGTGCATTGCAATGAGTAGATATTTCCCACTCAATCTTTTTAATATTGTTATAATTAAATGGCATGTTCTAATAACCTTGAAATACAAACTCTATTTACTATACCACCTCGGTTATAATCACTGAATGAATTATCCCCTAAACCAAATATTACACAATCTGTTTGTTGAAGATTGTGTGTTTCACATACAGTTTTATACGTTTTTCCATAAGTGTCCCAATTATAATCTGCAGAAAAAGTATTCATTAATGCTATTGCTAATTGCATAGGTATTTTTGGAGTCATATCTACAGAATTGTATATATCAATTCCATCATCATTGTCATATCGTTGATAACGTATTCCACAACGCAACCACTGAGCACCATCAAATGCTTTACTTAGACTAAAACAAATGGTATCAATACATGTATAATTCAAATTTAAATTGATATTCTTAGTTATAGGATAATAGGCCATGTCTAATAATACAGGTATGCCTAAATCTTCACACTTATCTAGCAACGAGTTCAACTCGGTATGCATAGAACCGGTATCACTAAACGGTACTGATATAATCAGTGCATCACCGATCATTAACTGCTCAGTATTTAGCCATTCCCAGTTGAGATTGTGTTTCATTGATGCTCGGTGGTACATGAACTCACCTTGAAAAAATCTAAAACGTAGTTTGTTATATTTTAAATAAAAATGATCAAATGCTTGAATAGTACCACTTATAAACTTTTTATTTGTGTAAGACTCTATGTTCTCTAAATGATTATTTTTACTAGCTTTGATCCATTTGTCAAACACATCAATATAAGTATCATATACACTTAGTGTGGCATCAGTTTTTGTTGAATTAATTAATTTTACTACATGCTTATTTGGTACAGGAATAGCGTTCTTATTAAACATCATTTAAAATCCTATAGTAATCTGCATACAACTCAGCAAATTTGATAGGTCTAATAGAATCTAATTTATTGATATAGTCCATAAAAGCCGCGAACTTACTACTTTCATCAACACTATTCATGTATTCAATCTGAGATTTGATTCTATTTTTCCATCGTTCGTTGTTATTTAACTCAGTAAATGATTCCCAATGTTGAATAATTTTATTTTTAACTTGCACAGGTAATACAGTTGTAGACATATATTTAGGCCAATGAGTCGTACCAATGGACATTAATCCCTGGTTACGTTTACATATCTTTTTCCAATCGCGGCCTATAATACTTTGTGCAAAATCAGGTATATAATATATATTCATGGCATGCACTGTGGTTAATAGGCTAACTACAATGTTATTTCCAGTTTCGTCTAACCTATCAAGATTTTTTGAAATTACATTCCAATCAGCAGGATATCTAATGTAATCATTACGGGTACCCCAATCATCTAAACTAACCATGATTTCTACTTCTTTAAAGTTATTCCATAACTCAATAAACTTCTCATTCAGTATAGTACCGTTAGTATGGTAACGTAATTCAATATTTTTGCTAGCACCGGACTCTACTAATTTAGTAATGAATCTTTCGTGGTCTTTAATTAATAATGGTTCACCGCCACCGAAGATAATATGTCTAATGTCACCTATAAACTCATCTAATGAATTTTGTGTTTCTAATCTTTCAAACCAATCAAAACAATCAGTAGTAGTGATACTATTTGCTTTGTACTGCCAATCTCCTTTAGCTTCATGGTTAACTAAAATAGTAGATAATTTCTTACTATCTTGTAGCCACTTACTACTATCTCTAGGACGACACATTACACATTGTAAGTTACATGTGTTTCCTAATCGTAAATCTAATGATAAGGGTTTGAAATCTACACTACCGTCTGGGTTAGTTGATGTGATCAATTGTTCAATGTATTCAGTGCTTATTTTACGTTGCCATAAGCCATTTTCTATTATTCTATGACTTCTAATGCCACTAGCTTCTTCTTTCCAACAGCTATTACATTGCGGTATCTTTTCACCGGCTAAAAATTTTAGTCTAGCGGATTTGAATTGTTCGCTGTTCCATACTTCACTGGGAGTTTGTTGATTAAGATTTAATCCAACCTCAGGTGATGCAATGCAACAGAGCGGTACATTGCCATCGTTCCAGCTAGCTAAATGAATCCAGGGCTGGATACAAAAGTTTTCGTTATCAATCATTCATAAGCCCTGCTATTCTAGGGTCTAAATCTTTAATAGTTTGATTTCTATGTTGGTCAAGACTTAAGGTAAACGTCCTAAAGCGTTCTACTTCTTCTTTCCAATTTTCTGTTCTAGGTTGTTGCAATAATCCTATTATTCCGTTTAAACTATTCATGGTCATATGATTATGAACCTGCATATAATTATCTCTATAAGCAACTAACTCATCTAATGCTTCTTTTTTAAGTTCATTTGGTAATATATTTACATTTAAATGATGAGGATGAGTATTCACTAAAAAATCTATAAAGCTATTTTTATTAAATTTGTTATTTAAATCCTCTATCCATTTAATGATGTTAACCAAATCAAACACATTATATACTTGTACTGTAGGGGTAATGCCTAAATGTACATTTGGCATCTGTGCTAATTTTTCAATATTACTGCTAATCTGTGTCCAATCGCTAGGTGCACGGATATATTCATTTACTATACCCACACCGTCTAAACTAGCATTAATATTAACAGTATCAAACTGACTAATTAATTCTAAAAAGTTCTTATTGATATTGGTACAATTTGTATTGAAAAACAACACAATATCTTTTCTTCCCTGCTCAATACAACTTTTCATAAATTTAAAGTTGTTCTTAATTAATGTAGGTTCTCCACCAGTCATATACACTTTTTTAAGATGAGGGATCAGACTAATAACTTGATCCCACATTATGTCATGGTCAAACCATTGTTGATCATCCATTACATTAGTAGGGAATTTACCAAATGTTTTTTTCCAAACATCCGTATATGCAGTATTATTCTCAGCAATTTCTATATGTTCTTTAAAAATTTGACTGCTATTCCAGGGATTGCACATCCTACATTTAAGATTACATAGATTACCTAATCTTAAATCTAGGTACACTAATTCGTCATCTAACTTGCCATCGTTTTTTATAGCTTGCTGAACCCGATCATTTAATTTTTCTTTGCCTAAACGCCATTGCCATTCGTTAATAGAATGCTGTCTATTACTAGTCCTACCATTTTCTTCTTGCATGTAGCAGACAGCACATCCTTCAATCTTATCACCGGCTATCATAGACTTACGAATGTTTTGCATATCTTTGCTATTCCATGCATCGTGTATGAAATTGTCTTTGCATGTATAAAATGATTTATTATCTTCTTTTTTTAATTTGTTATGTGAACCTTTAACCATACAACAGTATCTAACCGTCGTATCAGTATTGACCATAATACTAACAAACGGGACAGCACAAAAGCTTTTATTATTTTTATCCATTACCAACCTTCAATCTTTCTAATTACATCCATCTCAGTTACTAAAGGACCACGATTGTATTTGTCTGCACCGTAATGACGTTTAAAAAATTTACTTTGCAGACTATCCAATGTAGCCATTGGCAGTCCTAGTTTATCATGTAGTGCGGCTCCTAGTAACGCTGATTCACGCACAGGATTTCTATTTACATGTTCTTCCCACAATGTAATATAGTTATCAAACCATTGAACATTAGTGTGATCCCATTGAGTAAGCATGGTCATGTATGTGCCTAGACGTGCGCCGTATATTGCCCATTCACCGTTCTCAACATCCATACCAACATTATGCCATATGGTCAGATTGTCTAAGTTACGACTTGCTACTGTTTCTTTAAATTGATCCACAGTAGGACGAGCACCTCTATCTAAACTCATCTTAACACCTTCACGAAAGCCGGCACGCCATGCTTGAAATGGTGTCATGTTTGGATATGTAGTTGAATAGCAATCCCACATTGCCCAATATAAATTGTCATCTCCGCCCATACAGAAGTCAGCAATACGTGATACGTCACCGTCTTTTTGATGTTCGTGTGTTTTCATATTGGCAACATATTCTTTAGTCCAACTACTCATGCCACCATTGCCGTAACGTAGTCCGTTAATGTTGTTAATTGCTTTCCAACGAAACTGTGCTCGTTTGAATGATTCATCCTTACCAGTAAAGTCTAACTGAATGTTGAAGAAACTTTCTTCTGGCATGTTGTCTCCGTCAATTAGAATAAAACGTTCGGTATCACTTGCTTCACCTGCGGCTTTATGTGCGGCGTCACTACCTTTAACACTATCAACACGTTTAGCCCATGGCACCATATTTTTTATTCTAAGCCAAAATTCTTCTTTTTGTGGTTCATCATAACTGAGGTAGATGCAGTCTAAATCGGCTACATCAACGATATCATCAGAGTTCATATGTTTTTAATTTCCATTTAGTTATGTTATTATAAGGACTATCTACTACGATACTTAAATCTTCGCTTGCACATTTAGTACCATTGTCATCATGTATTAATTTAGACACAATCGTTCCTGTTCTATAACCGGCTATTTTGCCATCAATAACTTTGATGTCAGGCCTCCCTCGGGCATATGTGTCAGTATCTATTACAATATAGTTACCTTCAGGTTTTTCGCACGTGTAAAATAACACATTACCACGTTCATCATAATATAATCTGAACTCGGGTTTAATGATAGGAGGAGCCTCCCAAATTATAAACTCTTCCATTTAATAACTTTCTAATATTTTATCACTAAATGTTTTAATATGATAGTGAAACGGATACTCTTGTGGATAAGTATTGATTCTAATTAGTTTTGGCAATACTTCATATACCAATGTTTTAGTCCAATCTTCACTGGGTATACCATTTACATATTGTTTCATATGTATCATACTCATCTCATCAAAGTTGGGTAATGTGGTTTTTTCTACTCCGACAATATGACAAGCCATGGCATATACCCAATCAGTTGATACTTCTTCATTAGGATTACATTTAATTATAGATTTATACTCTTCCCAATTCTCAAAAATATCTCTTACTATTGTGTAAAATAACTTTGCTGTTTCTGATTTTTTAAAATATGTTATACTATTATATGTGTCAGGCAGCATATTTTCATCAATGAATTTTCTATACACTCTAATGTCAGATAATTCACCTTTAAAATTTCTGATTTTGGTTGAAACAACTACATCGTTAACATTTAATATCTCCCACCAGTGTTCAATACTACGTGGGATAATCATATCAGCTTCTAATTTAATAGTTTCATCATAAGGACTACATTCATAAACTTGCCAATCATTGTGATAGCCTCCCAAATTACCATGTGGTAACATATCACTAGTGATAATGGTTACATTACTATTAGGCATAACCTTTTTGATGCTCAACTCTAATGCTTTAGCACAGTTAGTATAACTGATTTTATCAGTGTCTTGTGCCATTATTACAAAACCTCTGGTCATGCTATTAACTCCATAAAATTACTTTTATTCATAACATGAAAATCCATATCTTTAACTGTTATATATTCTTTACGTATTTTACCACGTTGCCAACTATCATACATTACTGTATATTCAGTATTAAATTCTGTATCGTTGTTCCTATATATACTTGTGTTTTTTCCCACATGTACTAAGTTCCAGGGGATAATGTCTCTTGTATTATCACTATGTCCATTTGCAATACGTAATGCAAGTGTTAGTGCATAGTCATTACGATATACTCCACCTACAAAACTGTGTATATCACAATAATGGTCATAATTCTTTTGTACCATTTCTAAACATTCAAAAATTTGTTTAGCCCTATTTGTCTTTTTAAAGGTAACTGCTGTAGCCCATAATGTTTTAAAACTATATGCACTTAATACTTCCTGTGCTACCCCCGGTTGCATCAAATAACTAGTAGTATCATGGCAACAAAAGTCATCATATATGTTAAATGTTCTTAACAGTTTATCTGAATTAACCATATAATCAGTATCTAACAATATAGTTTCGTCATATGGACTAAGTCCATATGCTTGATATCTCCCTTTATTAATCCAAATATCATGTTCACGTATGTTGTTTTTATCAGCATTAGTAACTATAACTTTGTCAAAGGTATATTGTTGTATAGAGGGTAGTGATTCTTCATCCGTAACTAGTGTTACTGGAAGATTTAAAAAATAATTAATGCGTTTAGCAGTAGCTACTGCCATTTTATAGTAATTGAACTTTGGGGAGTTAAACGCAAATAATATTGCACCTTTGCTCATCGGTTAGTCTCTACTTCTTTCCATTCTTTATACCATTCTAACATAACTTTACTGTATGTCTCTTTTAGTAAAGATAGTAATTGGTCACGTTTAACTTGTACTGGATTATCAAAGTTATCAATAAGAATTACAAAGTTATCATCCATTGCATTTAAAAAGGCAATGAACTCAGGGGTAGCTTTCCAAAGCCCACCTTGTTCGGCAATGATAAATTTGCCATCGTATTTGTCTTTGAGTTGCGCTTTTGCGCTATTGTGATTGAAGCGGGCTTTAGCCTCGCTGATTAAGGTTTTGGTATCCATAAACACTCCTGAAAGTATTTAGATGAATACAGTACTGTTGTGAAATTTTAAGATCCTGAGCTGGTACCTGCAATTGAAATACTACCCCATGTATTAGAAAGATATGTTGTTTCCGGTGGTCTGACTGTGACAGTAGTTGCGGAGCCAGTTGTTACAGTTAATCCATTTGGTATTTCATCCCACACAGTATAAATTGTAATAATATTACCTTTATCTCCATTAGATCCAACCGTACCATTAGTCTTTACAAATATATTAATATTTGTACTTAGATAGCCGGCCGGGCCGGTTGAAGCTGTTTGATAAAATACATTTGCATTAGCAGTTGTCCAAGCATAGTAACCACTATTAGTACTAATAGTAGGTGTACTACCACCTCCACCTATTTTAGTTACACCATTGTACGATGTACCCGTAACAGTTACAGCACCCGAAGTAGGAGCACTCAATACTACCGTACCGACGTTACTAGCTAACCCGTTTAACAATAAATTAATACCGGTGCCACTGGGATGTGTACAAGTAATTGCAAGTTGACCGCCTGAGTTAAAGAAGTATCTAGTTGCATCGCCATTGGCAAAAGTAACAGTGTGTGTAAATGTAACTGCATTAATCCATGTACTGCCATACGTGGCAGTATTTGCAGTAGTTCCACTTTGTGATACTGCATTTAATCTGTTAGTGTAAATTGTTTGTAAATTAGTAACAACGTTTGCGTTATATGTAATTGTATTTCCTGCAGAAGGTGCAGTGACACTAGTAATACTTGAGCTTTGATGTGACGCTGAGTTTGCAGTTTTAGTAATCAAATTAGCCCATTTTGCAGCGGTTACAGTATCACCGACAGCTACATTAGCCTCAGCCGTTTGTCCATACCCTGAGGCTGCAGAACCAATTGACCAAACTGCATTTAATGTATTAGCTGTAGCACCGGGCGATGCCCCCACAAAACCATTGTAGTCTGAAGCTTGGATTGTTCCATATTGTGCGTAACTCATCTTTTATCCTTTAATTGAAACAAACGCTTCTACTGTTCCGACACCGTCTGTTGTTTTATTTGCTAAAGCACGACCAATTACATTGAAAGATGTTGCTTCACCTAATGTGGCTGCCCGTGCAATTCCATTCCCTGCACTTACCAAACGTTGACCTTTACGAACTTTACCCGTAACTTTAACTTGCACACGACCACCAACAGCGATCGGTGGATGAGAAGAATCATTTCCTGCACCTGCATTCATTAAATATGCCGCAGTGTTTGATACTACACCAAATACATCTTCGCTTAATTCAGATACTACTGCAGTAATTTCGGCTTCTCCGCCCAATTCAACAACAGTGCCTGCATCATATATAGCATCTGCTTCAAAACGTTCTGCCAAGTCAGCATATGATGCTTGCAATCTTGCACCGCTACCTAGTAGCCATATTCCATTAATATTTCCACCGCCAGAAATATTACTTGTAGTAATACTGCTAGGCTGTAGTGTTCCTGTATATGTTGGTAAATATAATGCTACGTTAGCATTACCATAAGATCCTGTTGGGTTGAAAGGTGTACCATTTGCATAGTAATAGTTGTCAGTTTTAATACCAGTTACTGCAACTAAGTTACCGTTAGTAATAATCATTGTATTACCTGATGCACCACCATTTGCTGTCCAAGTACCAGTAATTGTTCCGGTATTAGTATTTGCTGCGCCTGCATTAATATTTGCTGTATTTAATGTAGTAACGTTACCTATAGTGATGTTAGCATTTGCAATTGTTGCATTAGCTGTTATTGTGGCTAAACGTACGGTAATGGTGTCGCCAGTAAATGCATTGGCAGCAGTGATATTATTTGCTTGTAGATTTCCTGTAACGGTAACTGATCCAAAAGTTGTTGTACCTGAACCACCTGACTGTGCTAATATAATCCAAGAACTTGCTGTTGTAGTTCCGTCTGCAGGGCATACACACAATGTATTAGCATTTGTGTTATACCATAATTGACCTCGCAATGGGTTAGATGGAGGAACTGTGTCTGCAAAGTTTTCCATTGCATGAACAAAGTTAGTATCAAGTGATTGACCATACCCGGCGTAGTTCCTGCCCGGTAAGCCCAATGATGTACTAGTTGTGTTTATAGTACCGTCAGCAATGGTTGTTAGTACTGTTCCATCACTCTTTACAATCGTATATGCCATATTAAATTACCCCGATATTCTGTTATTTATCTTAAATTGTCACTAAATTAGTCAAGCTTTGAATCCTGACCGTATAATCTATCTGTATTTGTCTATTCAAACTCTTTTGTACTGGGTGAAAAATCACATGTGTTAACAATCTAGTAATCACATTTCCATCACTATCAGTACCGTAATTTGCCAATAAACCCAACTCGTCAAAAACATAAGCCGAATCAGTTTGTGTACTGTTATCAAATGCATTTTGTCCTGCAGGCTCACCGTAGTCTAATAAACATTGAACTAAGATGTCAGTATAAACACGACCAGTAGTATGAGAAACTGTCATTTTATTACGTGTAGGGTCTAAATTGAAAACACTTGTATCGTCAACAATTTTAGCATAGGTTTGATTATATAGGGCTGCATTTTGACCAGTAGTATTTGGGGGTAGATATGTGATAACACCTGTTTCATCTACACTTGCACCACCGTTCCCAAATGCCATCTGATAAATCTCACCGTATCCACGACTGCTTAATGTATCAGCAATGGCTTCAGACATGTTTTCGTAGTTAATCGCATTATGCTTATCTACTAAAACTTCACCGCTATTAGGGTCATAAATCTTTAAAAACCCTTCTACTTTATATGATAGTGTTATTACTGACATTAGTTATCGCCTCTTGTTTGAACCAAAATCTCTTTAGTATTTGGATCAGTTATTTTTAGATGAGATGAAAAGTAAAACCCACCATGCTCGTCCGGTTTAGGACCATATTCCTGTACAGGTTTAGACTTATTTTCTTCTATATTATTACTCATATATTTATTTATCATTTAAGATATGGTCGTATTTAAGAAATATGCCGCATCAGTCTCGCTAATCTGTAACGGGTCTCCGTCAGTTACGTTATATATGTTGCTATTCCATGTTAAATTATAGTCTACACTAGGTAACAAATTATTAGATAATAATCCAAACATTTCAGAATATAACGGTATATAGCTTAATTCTGCAGTTCCGTTAGTTCCACGCTGTAATCCAGATATTGCATTTATTGCAATAGCAGTACCTGTACCCATACCTAATCCAGTAGCAGTAAACGTTAATCCTACTGTATTGCTTGATGCACCTATACTAGTAAAGTTTGTTGTTCCTACAGTTTCAATAATATACTGTTGTCCAATTTTGAAGTTTCCAGATTGCAATATTGGATTAACTGTTGTGAATTTAATTTGTTCTCCGTTAATATAAATTAAATTACCTTCAAGTGTTACAATAGCTAAACTATCACCAACAGTAACTTCATCATATATTTCTAGAATTGGAGATAAGTCTATGATTACTATATCATAATTAGTAGAATTTATATAAGCATTTGTCGTATTGTTATAAACAGTAACTTGAGAAATAATATTCTTGTCTGCTGTTAATCCTATACTTGTTATACCATTCACTGCAGCCGGTGCTACTACGTTTTGTGTAATCTGGTCAGTTATTTTAGTTACATCATCAACATATATTACTGCATCAGTATAATATATTGGTTGAACTATCCAAGTTCTAGTATTACTATTTGATCGGAATACTGAGCCAGTGCCATTTTTATTAACATTTTGTAAATATACTAATTGATTAGGTGTAGCACTAGATATCATACTAGTAATGATGATGTCATCTCCTGTGACAATCTCTGTCAAAATGCTTAAATTATTATTAGCATTTAAATACAACTGAGTTGAAGGGACCCGATATCCATTAATAGTAACCCATAATCTATCAACATTACTTTGTTCCCAATCACTATCTACTACAAATATACCATCTTCCCATATATATCCACCTGATAGATATGTTGATATACTAGTTACTGGATCGTTAACGGCTGATATACTTGATGAGTATGAAGTATTATATAGATCAACTTGAGTACTACTAATCACATGAACATAATATGTATTATTATTTAATTGAACTGAACCTATAGTCCCGTCAATACGTATTAAATCATTTGTAGTTAAATTATGAGCAGTAGAAGTAGTTACACGAACTGCAGGAGTTCCTCCAACATATGCTAACATAGTACCGGTAGCAGTTCCTGGATTAAAAGTTGAACCACTTAATGTTGTTGATATAGTAAACGTACCATCGTACGGATAAGTTACTGATTTCACATAGTAAACAGTACCGTTGGTTAATACATTTCCAAGTTGTGTTCCTTTAAATATAATTGTTTGGTCAACAATAAAACCACTAGTGTTAGCACATGTTAACAAATTACCAGTACTAGATACGGCAGTTACAATAGTAGATACAATAGGTGGTGTAATTTCATTGTCAATATTGATAATAGTTGATACTGTTTTATTTGTTATATCGTATTGAGTATTAAAATATTGACGTTCAGTTAAATTAAAACTTGTTACAGCAATAGTATCTAATGCTGACGGTGTTAACGGTGTTCCACCAATAAATTGTAAGGTGTCAGTACTACTATTAATGGTATATGCTGTATCAAGTAAACGTACTCCGTTTATTTCTACTATAGCATTAGTAGGATTATCACCACCAACAAAGTTTGTTAGAGTGAATGGTCCACTAGTACCATTACCTATAATAGTTTGTATTTCTGGGATAGTATAACCATATTGTGACGGATATGTCTCTCCAAATACAGTATATGCCAAATAATCTAACGTAACATCATACTGTGCAGAAAAAATCATTTTTGCAGAAATACCGTTATCTGCTATACCAAATGAATAGTCATTCGTAATTCCAGTTGCGCCACCTACCGCATCTGAAAGTGTAATAACAGTACCACCCAATGTAGCAGAGATAGTAAACTCATTACCATCAAAAATTGATTCAATATAATATACTGTTTGCGGTGTTATGTCATTTCCAAACATTGTGTCACTAAACACAATTCTATCTCCTACTGCCATTCCACTAGTTGTATTACACGTAATACTATTATTTGAACTGTTAGTTTGTGTGATTCTGTTAGTATGACCCAATATCAATTTAGTACCATTATGATATACAATAGGATCACTCCATACTGCACCACTACCGGTTTGTATTACAATATCCATTGAACCAGAATCGGTAGTTATGATAAATGTAGGTCCAGCTACTCCATCAGTTATTACATCTGAAATTGTAATTTTGTTTGTTACGGTACTAATAGTTTTAACATAATAATGAGTATCTGCTACTATTCCACCAAACACATCACCTTGGAATATAATTTGGTCATTTAAAGTAAAGTATGCAACATTTTCACACAATATAGTGTTATCGGTACTATCTGTCTCTGTTGCTATTACATTAATAGGTTCAGTTCCCGGTCTAATAACACCAGATCCAGAAGAACGTGTAGCTGTAAAGTTACAATTTAAATTAATTTCATTAAATCCAGTTACTGTATTAATACGAATAGGGTCAGTCTGACTATTAGATTTTTCTAGTTGATCACCGTTACCTACTTCGTAAACTTCTACCACCAGTGAGTCCCCTGCAGGCAAACTACTAGGTAATGTAATTGTTTTTACCAACCAATCTACAGTGAATGAGGAAGGTGAATATAACCTTGTAGATAATCCAGTTACACTATCTACTTGGAATACTGACAATTGCGCTGGGAATTCAACTAAATTATCAAAGCTAAAAGTTAATTGACCAACTGTTGGTGTAATCTGAGTAGATACTACATTGTATCCAACATGTTGATATGTTTCAACATCCCAGTTTGTACCTGGACGAGTTGTAACTATCATTGTTAAATTGTCAGATACTACACCAGGTACCAATTCTTCCGGACCATAACCTGACATAAAAGGATCGCCTTGAACGTCATATATTGTAGGTAGTGTGTCAAATACTCCTACATTAATCCAAGTTATTCCGTCAGCACTTTGTAATATAACATTATTATTACCAGCTATTACAAATTCATTATCAATGTTGTTCCATGTTATGCCATTTAAATTTTCAGTTGTTATATCAGAATCAGTTACATCTGTCCAAGTAACACCGTCATCTGATGACGTTAGTATTGCACCTGCTTGTCCCACAATTACAAACAATCCTAAATCACTTGAATATGCAACATCTTTTAAGTTGTAACTTCCTGTTCCTACATTTACCCAGTTACTACTATTAATAGATGTAAATATAGTTCCATTGTCACCTACTATGATAATAGTATTATTACCACTAGTTACTCCATATAATGTTTCTGCCGATCCAAAAGGTGTAATATTTGTCCAAGTTATTCCATCTAGGCTATTTAACACAACGCTTTGAGTTATTGTTGGTATTACGCTGTAGTCCGGACCATATCCTACTGCCACAAATCCATTAAAGTTATTGATAGTTATACCTGAAATACCGTATAAAATAGAACCGTAAAAATTATATACTTCTATCCAATTATATCCATCGGTACTAGATACAATATTATTACCAGTAGCAATATATTTTCCGTTTAAGTATGAAACACTATATAATTGTGTACTATCTATAGATACCGTACCGTCAACTAAGCCAGTAGTAGCCCAAGATTCTCCGTCAGTACTAATAAAGATAGGAGTTGCCGTGTTAGTAGAAGTTATTATATATTTTCCATTAAAATAACCAATGTCAGATAATCCTACCGGTTGTTCTGATAATTTATTAGAAGGCCACGATGTACCATTAACACTATTAATAATTAATGAATATGTAGGCGTATTAGCAGAGCCAATATAAGTAACTCCATCAAATAATATTGAAGCAGTATCTACTTCTACTGGACTAAATGCTTGGTCCTGTAATATAGTATCTAATGTGTATTCGTCTGCTGGCGGGAATGCATTACCTTGGTATGTGCTATTTGGATAAGTTATACCTTCTACTAATTGAGTTAAATCTAATCCAGGCATATTAGCTGTTGGTTGATAGTAACCCATAATTCTGTCTAACGCATTTAATTTTCTGCTATCGCTAGATAATAATTCCCATTTACCAAATATAAACTCAGTATCATTATTACTTACAATACATTGATAAACTCTGTTATTATATTTGACAATACTCTGATTGAAATAGAATGGTTCTGGTAATAACGTATAATCACCTGCAGTGTATGGGAAATCTATTCCACTAACTGGAATCTGTAATAAAGGATCACTGTATACTTCACACTCTGTAGCAGATATAACTTTTAAGTAATATTGTTCAACAGTTTCATTTGGAGTACCAGCGCAAATTACTGATAATATTTCTCCATTAGTATCTATCGTATTGACAGTCATTACTAAATCATTTGCAGGAGTAGTACCGGCTAATGCAGTTCCTAATATAGTTATAGTATTATTAATAGCATACCCTTCTCCAGCATCTGCAATATTTACGCTATAACCACCTAAAACCCAACTTACATCAAATTCAGGAACTAATGTAGGTGCCTGTGTCATTGTTACATTAGCTGACGTATCTGTTAATGGGAATTCCCCGCCCCCTAAACTTGCTGATACTTTAATATAAGGTTGTCCTGTAATACCCATTGTACCGTTTTCACCGGTTAAATCAACTTCAGTTCCTCCAGGAACATTAGATATTTTAAATTGAGTACTAGTAATTGGTGATACGATTGTATCTATTATATAATAGGTTGTGTCTAAAACTACACCTCCTAAACCAGTACCAGTAAATGTTACAGGCATTTCATTATAGAATCCCGCTGTACTTGTACAAGTTAATACATTGCCTGCGCTAGTAGAGGTTACTGTAGTTTCTACTATCCCATTTGCTACAATCCAATAAGTAGTTCCACCAGTCAATCCGCCGTAATTACTAGCAAATTCTACTGGCATGTTATTGTATATGTTAGTTAATCCACCACTGGTAGTAGTTACACTTAAATAATCACCGTTAGCTAATGCATTATCTATAGTACGTACTAGTAGATTACTGTCAGTTCCAATTAATCCTGTATATGTAGAAGATGTTGGGTAGAATGTAAACTGTTGTCCTGTAATTTGTCCTGGGCTAACCGGTAAACCGACATTGCAAATCATTGATCCTGTCGCAGTTGTCAGTTGGACAATGTTCTTTTGGTCTGTACCTAAACATGTGCCGGTTACATTACTAGGGCCAAGATTAAATGCTCCTCCATTAATTACAGTAGAAACTTGAAAATTATTACTATCAATTACCGCACGTACATAATAAGTTGTACCACTAATTAAATTACCAAAATCTGAAACTACTGAGCCACTAATCACCATGTCAGTAAATATTATTGGGTCATTAATTGATAAGCCCAATGTACCGGTACACGTGATATAATCAGTACTTGCAATCACGCCTGTTACATTAATAATTAACGGGTCCTGCACTGTAGACATAGTAAATGTGGTACTATTAACTACTGTAGTCACATAGTATTCTTCATTTTCTATGATTCCACCAAATACACTACCTGTAAAGAATATTGGTAAATTAGTATAGAATCCAGTAGTACCTCCTAAACCAGATCCCGTTAACGGAATTGTTATTGTATTTGTTACTGCAGTGGTATTAGTGGTATTTAATATGCCAGGATAGAATAATGTAACAACTGCAGTATTAGTAACTTCACCTACGTATAACAATAGGCCAGCAGAACTAATTGTAGCAGTATTTAAATTAAATGTGCCTCCACCGATTGCGGCAGATATAGTAATATCAGTATCATTCAATATGGTTTTTACATAGTATGTTGTACCATTAACTAATAAACTATTGCCTACTGCACCCTGAAATTTAATTGGCATATCAACATAGAAACCAGTTGTAGGACCAACACCACCTTCATCAGGAGCACCACCGGTTGAAGGAGCAATAGTAATTATATCACTAGTTCCTCCTGTAGTTGATACTACATTTCTTGTACGTGAGCTCCAATTTAAAGTTTGGTCATTAGTAACACCTTCTATTTCAAACACTGCACCCTGGGCACTAGCTAAGATAGTATCAATTGATGGTTGAGTAGATTCTAATGTTATACTTGAACTAGATATTCTTACTGAATTGTTGTACAATCCTGCATAAAAACTGCCATAGAATTGTCCACTTTGCCAATCAGATAATTCTGAAGTATAACTTGTTCTATCAAATCTCAATGCTATTTTATTTTCTCTAATTGGAACTGCAGTTGACACACAGCTAGCTCTTGCACTAATACTTAACAAGTTATTAGAACCAGTACCAGTAGTATACAATACAACTCGGTCGGTATCATTGATTGCATCTCTATACGTTGTATATAATGCAATATTAAATGTTGGAGTTGATTCAAGTACATTAACATAGTAATATTGATTAACTTCTAATCCACCTACTGCAGTTGTATCAGTACCTATAGTATATTTTATTAAATCACCAGTTTGTAATAAGGGTAACGGTAATATTATTGTATTAGTGAAAGTGTCAACATCGGTTGAGGTAAACGGTAATCCTATAGAAGGGTCAATGACAATTTCTGGTAACACTACATAACCATCACCCGGATCAATAACATCAATACGTAATATAGAATCTAAATTCATTACGGCTTGTAATATTGCAGGTCTTCTTGGTTCCGGATATATTGACGTATCAATGTATGCTGTTATTCTAGGTGGCTCATTATATGCACGGCCGCCATTTAATAACAATACCGCTGGTAAATCAATTGTTATAATTTCTCCCGGAATATGTACAGAAATTGGTGTACCATCAACACCGCGTGTTAAGCCAAATAATGTATTATTTGAACGGTCAACTCCTGCATATCCTATTAATTCGTCACCTATTAATATAGTTCCATTAATGGGGAATCCATATGCATTATCTACGGCAAATGATCCAGAATTCAATGAAATATAAGATGCTAATACAGTGATTTGATAATCATTAACTCCGGTAATACTTAGTCCGTAATTATTAAACCATTCTTTATACGCACTGGTTTGCCATATAGGGTCAGTGGGTAGATATTGATTAATTGCACTTGGATTACTATATACTAATTCAGGAGTAATAAATTGTTGTACGTCAGTATTATATTGTGACGGTAAATCAAAATCAGTAATAGTCCCTGCATATAATTCAGAACCTGTATATTTAAATAAGAACTCTTTAATAACTACATGATAAGGTTTAACTTCATTAATATATCCTGCCAAGAAATCTTGATTATCTGATCGGAATACTTCTAGTGGTAATAATTCACGTATAGTATGGCCAACATCAATAAACGATGTTTTATTTAACCACGGTAAATAATTTTGTGATTCAATTGTTTCACTTTGAATATATTCAAATAATAATACTAAACTTTTGTTTCTATAAAGCAATAACTCATTGGTATAAATTTCTTCATTTAATGCTCTTACAATACTACGAGTTTCCTGCGATGGATATGTATCATACGGAGTGGTGTCAAAGAAATTATCTCCGAATCCTAATCTAGCAGTTGAATAATCCCACAAGTCACTACTAAACTCAATAGTGCCATCTTGTAGACCTATACGTTCCCACATATTTAAATTAGTATAAACATAGACTTCAGATTTACCATCACCATTAGTAGTGACAGTTACAATTAATCCTGGCGTTGCATCTATTGTTGCTAAATCAGCATAGATAGGAACCTGTAGTGCTGATTTGGTGTTATTATCATATCCAGTAGCCCACCAATTAATATAATTCCAATAATCGGTTGTATTATACTTAGCACCTTCAGCAAATGCTAAGAATGATGCAGTACCTGTATTTCTACTAGAGCCGGTTGCTGGTCCAGTAGCAATAAACGTGATACCTGCAGTATTACTTGCGGCGCCTATACTAGTCCAGTTTACATCTCCTACAGTTACAATAGTATATGTTACATTGGCTTGACAATTACCTGCAACAATGGTTTCTATAATTGTTGGGTTTTGTGTATTTAAGAAACTAGCATTTCTTGTTTCGGTAATAGGATATTGTGCTAATACATCATTAGCGTATGTCAAATAATTTTTCAATGCTAAAAATCTATTAACAAAGAAACTTTGTCTTGGTCTAGCATAGATACCGTATTGTACTGGTTTCGGTAGATACGGATCAGGAACAACACCGCCTGATTCATCTACTCCGCACAAACTATCTAACATTCTATCATACAACGATTCAGGAACATCCAATCCATTAGTAGTAGGTAATCCTGGTAAGAAGTCATCCGCATAGTTAGTACGAATTAAGTTATATAAACTATGTGAAACATCATCATTAGTTCCGGTTGAAAAACCAATATGTAATACGGTATCATTTGCATTGATATTATCACCGCAATTATATAATCCATATATATCTTGTTCTAGTGGTGCAAAATAACTAATCCCAGAGTTAATAGGAGAAGCAATATATGATTGAATAATACTATCTGCTAAAGTTTTTCCTGTTTTAGTGAATATAATATTAGTATTTCTAACCCAATAGTAATACACTGGAGTCAGTACACCGGAAGCATTTAAGGTGTATTCAATTGCATATGACTCTACATCAAACACAGTGCCTGGACCAGCATAACTTATAGGAGGAACATCACTTGTTATCCAACTGTATACTGTTACATCACTTCCTGGGAATACTTGACCCCACCATTTGCTATCATATACTATATCATTTTGATGGTAATTTACAAATCGTGTAGTACTTGTATTAAACCATATTTGTCCAATTTGTACTGCTCCCCAAACCATTGCACCCTTATTAATATTAGGACTATTATAACCAGCTGGATCAACATTAGATATCACATCAATATTTTGACGTACAGATCCTAATATTTTACCTTGCAATGGGTCAATATAATCTAAATTGTCTAATGTGTTATTGGTAATTGCACTATATAATTGTATGTTTTGAATTCTATTGGTATCAACAACCGGGTTTGAATTTCTATACACACTCCAATCAGGGGTACCTGTAGCATTAATATATGTTATAAGTTGTCCTGCAATAGTATCTGGTTTAAAGTTAGGTGTCCCGATAACTACATGTGATGCGTTAAAATCTATTGCATGTCCAAACATTGGCTGACTGCCATATGTTTCATTAATATCATTAGTACTCTGTGCATATACAAAATTACCACAATTTGCTAACGATTCATTATATACTGACAGGTAGTCAAACATGTATACCGCACCAGCATTTCTATAAGTATCAACCCATTGTGTAGCATTGTTGTCAAACAGTGTGTCATTGTCATAATCTTCGTCATCGGTAGAATCAAATGTTGTCGCTTGATAACGGGTTGCTGTTGGTGCACTTACTACGAATGAATTAAATTCATTGAATTTAACCACATTACCAAACTGAGTAGTACCTTGTATATGTGGGTCGGTAATAATTTGTGTTTGTGTATAAGTATTAAATCCTAATTCTGCCCACGTAGATGTATTCAATACAGTAACATTAAGTTTATCATTAACTGATGCCAATGCAGTATTTATTAAGCTAATAATTAACTTGCCTGTAGGGATCCCTAAATTATCTAATTGCTCAGATGCTTGTACATTAGTAATATTTGCTTGATTAATTATATTAGCAACGGTTGATGCATTGCCTGCAGTTAATGTTACTATATAACCATTAATTAAAATAATCCTAGTAGTGGTAATTGCACAATCTGATGTACCAATAATCATACCGTACTTGCCACCACCGTTAGTGTAGCGATAGACCGCACCTTCTTGATTTTGACTGTTTAATTCAAAAGGAGCTCCAACTAATATTTCAGTAGCATAGGTGTTTGTGTCAACACTATTACCAAACTGTACACCAATTTTAGGTGTTGTTTCAGTAGTAAGAGTTTGACATAATACAAAGTTGTTACCACTTACATTGATGATATCACCTGCATTTAATGAGCTGTATACATATAATGTTGAATCTATAACTGCATAATTGTTATCAGTAATTATAGTACCATTAACAGTAATTAATAATGGTGTTATTTGTATTGAGCATGTCATGCTACCGGTAGAAGATGTTAAATTAATAGGAACTACTGAACCTCTAGATGTTGTGATTCTAAATGTAGTGCCTGTTGGTTTATCAAGTATATAATACACTGTATTAGCGGAAATTGCTCCACTAGATAATAGTCCGGTTGAATTAGCTGTACCTGTTCCTGTTCCGGCACCGGTAGCTACAAAAGTTTGACCAATTGTGTTAGCGGATGCACCTATTGCTACAAAATTAGTAGTGCCAACAGATGTTATTGTATACGTTTCTCCTATTGCAAAATATCCTGCATTAGTGCCAGTAGAGAAAACAACAGGATCTCCTACACTAAAACCAGCTGAACTAGTTACAGTAATTCTTTCAGTTGATCCGTCTATAGCAGTAGCAGTTTGTGTTACTGTAGTAGGTGTCCAAGCTAATGTAAACGTTTGCGGGACATCTGGCAAACTTGTAAATTGTGATTCAACATTTTGTACGGTTCTATCGTATACATATGTGTAGCCCCAGTTTTCAATTGAACCATCATAGTTTTTATCAGGTGTACCGATTACTACTGTGTCACCATAATAATCTGTTGCAATAGAGTAACCAAAGTTATCATCATTTGTTAAGCCCAAATTAATAGTTGTAGAGTATTCATATTCTTCTGTGATAGTTGAATAACGATACACATATACTAAACTAGTAGACGATGTTACTGCTGATATATATAACCAATTAGCGTCGCCGGAGATAGCAATTGCTTTACCCCACTCAGTTACACCAACTGGAGCAGCTATAGCAGATTGTAATGACTGTAATTCATCAACTGTTATACTAACTACTAATTGATAAACATAAACTGCAGGAGTACCTGTAGGTTGTGATATAACAAATATATCATTTGCATAAGCAATAGTTGTACCAAATGAAGATGATGATGTAATTGTTTGTAGCAACTCATATCTATCAAATAGTGTATTATATGAATAACGGTATGCAACTCCTGCGTCGGCATCACCAATTAAATAACCCAAGGTGTCAGTATACGCTACTGCACTACCAAACGTTTCAGAACCGTTTTTAATTAATTCTGAATCATAGCCGTAATTAATACTTTTGCGATATACTGCCCAATCGCCATCATTATTTGTATCTACCCAAACTTTGGTTTTAACAAATTCTGTGTTCAATAAAGGTAAATCAATAATATCATTAGGAGTCGCTACACGTTGAGATTGGAATTTAAATCCAATACCCTGACCAAATATAGAAGTGATTGACGGAGCCAATGTTACATTAACCAATACACTATTCAAATCAATTACTGTATTAACTATATAATATCCGTTTAAACTATCATTAAAGTTAACAACTGCAAATGGTTGATATTTTGTCAATCCATGAGGATTATTAAATGTTATGGTAGCAGTGCCATTTAAATTGTTTTTTGCAAATATTACTTGACCTAAACTAACCGGGGTCATTACTTGCCAAGTACCTTGATAATCGGCTAACCAAATATATTGCCCTACATATAATTGTGATAAAGGTGTCAACACACCGCGTGGTGATGTGCTAGTTGGTAAATTAGTATAATAGTATGCCGCAATACGCATATCATTAAAGTTAGCATAGCCTGCATCTGGTAACAAATACGAAGGGGTATTAGTAGGTAATAATGGCAGTACGTCTGTACTATTTACCGGACGTCCATAATTATATAAACTATATAATGGTACTTCTTGTTGTACTCCATCAGTAGATATTCCGTTAGTCAACCCAACAATACTTGGATTGCCTGTTAATAGTGATTGATTTAATTTAAAATCAATAAAGTTGCTATTCAATACACCGCCAAATTCACCTGACTTGATAGCCCAGTTTTCATATATATCATAATCAATACCACCCTGTGGTAAATTAGCTCCCTTAAATGCACTGGCTGCATTTAATGTTCCTTTGTTTTTAATAAAGTTTTTATAAACATTAATTTGTGTAATATCAGTCAAATCTGCAAGTGCTAGATAATCACGTGGACGATAACCAATCAAACTAAAACTTAATAGGTCTGCATCATTTTCTAAATTAGCACGATTTACATCATAATAAATTGTGCTTTCAAACGAACGTGTGCTTGTATTTGGTAACAAACCTTTTTGTATTTCGTTGTAATCTGTTTGCTTCCACTCACGTTCCTCAAACAATTGTTTAGGTTGTATAATAGTAGTAGCAATCCAATATTTGTTTTTATATTTAACTATGCTACCTGTTGTATATTTTACTGTTTTATCCCAATCAAGTATGTTATCTTGATTTAAAATAAATCCTTGAGCATCAATAGTACCGTTCCATTCTGCAGTTTTTGTTCCTCGTACAGTAATGCGGCTTTGTCTTAATCCTGTTGCTAAATTATAAATTACATCGTCAAATACAGTAACGTTGTCAAAAACAATACCATGTTCAAAATTACTAATATTAAATTGTCCATAGGCAATAGTATCACCTTGGTTTAATGGTTGTGCTGTGAATGCAGTACCGTCACGTATAATACTCAAATCAGTACTTTGTATTGGATATAAGTTTTGATTTAGTACAAAATTTTGTCTCTGTAATGTTAATGGTTGTACAATATAACTATCTTTATTAATAGAAATTAGAGTAGCGGCTGGATTGATGTTAACAATACTTCCAGACTCCCATCCTGTTTGCGCCCAATATAAGTATTCGGCAACCATTTGTCTCCAACTAACTTCTAACCCAGATTCAATTTGGTCAAACAATACACCTTGACTTGCCAAATATCTGCCATATCCTTCTAAGAACTGCGCTACTTCTTGTATAGTATAAAATTCAGTACCATACGATACAACTGTTGGAGTTGTATAATAATCTTTAGCTAACTGAACACTCAATCCCTGAACTGATACTCTGTCATAATTTCCATTTATTTTAGGTAGTAATATTTTAAAATATGCATTAGTTTGACTATTACCATATACTTTATAATAACCGTTATTTGTTAATTGTATTACTACGCCACTGTATGTAATACGGTCAAAGGGTTGGTTATCATATAGCAATACCTGATAGCTTTCATCAGGAATTAATAAACTACTGTTATTGCTATTTGCTGTAGATTTTTCAACATAAAACTTTAATAAGTTTTTATCACTAAAGCCAGCAAGTCTATAAACTAATCTAACATCAATGTTGTTTAATAAATCACTAACATTATTAGTTGCATCAATGCCTACTTGTTTTTCATAATCAACTACCCAATTAATATAACTTGTTTTAGCAATACCGTTGCCGTAAATTTGTACATCACTTATTATTAAATGACTACGATTATTTACCAAATACTGATTAAATTCTTCGTTGTATTTGTAATTATCAACATCAACTCCTAAATTAAAGAAGTTAGCCGGCTTTGTTAATGCTAGTATACGCATTAAATCAAATGGCCAACTACTACTTCTACGATAACTAAATTCTGCAGGGCCAACATCACCGACTACCCAATCACGGTTAAGTGTGTTGTTGCTATAATTACCTACAATAGAAACAAAGGGTGATACTAAATTACCCTGACTATCTACTGGTAATACTTGTAATAATTCTGGACGAATTGCTTGGGTAATAACAATTGGATTACCATTATTCCAATCAATACCCTGTGCCAAATCATTCCACAAAACTAAGTTATCGCTAGTATACGGAGCAGAACCATAACGTGTTGCCCACCATGATGGTTGGTCAGTAAAGCCTAACATTTCCCATGGACTAGTATCTGGATTACTAGTATCATAGAAATATTCATATATACCTCTCCAATACCCCTGTAGAATAACTTGTTGGTTTATCTTGTTACCAGTTTGATTATAATTATAGGTATATTCATTATTGGCATTATAGAACTGAGTTTTGTAATTGATTCTATTTTGTCCTACCCAATCTAAAAAGCTAGATGAGTAAATCTGTAAAATTTCGTCATAACTATAATCAGTCTCTCTAAAGAACCCTGGTAATACTTCATATTCTTGTACAGGAATAACATTACTTAATTTTAAGTTATTGTATACACGTTTCTCATACTCAAACAATACTTGGTCTCTAAAATCAATTAATATGCCGTTAATGTAATCACCATATAGTTTATTATATGAACCATCATGCCCTACAATAAAATATGTTGGTTGAGCGTAAGCAGAATCTAATACAACTGCGGGTATAGTTGATGGATATAAACCTAATTTAGTAGGAGTATTTGGAACATAACTACCATATGTTTGATTATATTCTTTAATAGTGATTTGATCACCTGGATCCAAATCTAATGTGACAGTTAATGATGGTGTATCTGTACTTACTGTATAATCAACTCCGCGTATTAATTGACTAATTATTCCGGATGTATTAGTTAAGTAAACCAATACACTATTATAATTAGCCGTAGCAAAATTATATACTTTACTTAATGGATATATACTTATATCTAATGCATTTGCAAAACTGTATGTATTGGTGATATATGCCGCTTTTGATGGCAACATATCACTCCAAAAGAAACTATTACTATCTGTTTTTGAAGCAGTAATTTTATCTAATGCATCATCTAACATAGTTGAAGGAGATAATCTTGTACTAAAATCAGTAGAATTAACTGTATCAATTAATAAAGTTTTAAAAGTAATGTATTCTCTACTGTTATATAATAACGCATTGAATAGATTATGACTCTGTTTACGTAAAAATGCACCAGGTAACACTAAACTTGCGCTATTCTGAATAATCTTATTACCATATGGTACCATATTACCTAAATCACGGTAATTGTTTGCACCAAATACATCACCAGTTGTGTTTGGATTATTGTAAAAGCTACTCTGATATTGACCACGAATATCACCTACATTAACTACCGTAATATCTGCATTCAATGGGTTATTGTTTAAATTAGAAGGTATACTATAATATGCAGTTTCACTTACCTGATCACTTAATAATAATATTTCAACTACAGTATCTACTAATGGGTCAGGCACTGTGAAGGTTACGATTGTTTGTGACGATGTGGTTTCTACTGTATAGGCGGTTGAATATTGTATTTTATTGTTTACAAAAAGTTGTATAGTAGGCCATGCACTATCTGTATTTGCTAGTTTAGCAATATCACATGTATATGTTGTTACAGGATTATTAGCATAGTAGTTAAATTCAAATATTTGGTATTGTACACTTGGTCCTACTGCTGTTTGCCATCCTAATTGTCTTACCGATGTTGTCAAGTCAGAATAATTATAAATATATCCCGTGTTAACTTTTTGTGTAATAGGAGTAGTACCACTGACATAGTTGAATGTTGCAGAATTAAGTGATGTGTCAAAGCTAATATCACCTACATTATCAATAGAACTATACAATAAAGGGAAGCCCAATATTGCATCATCATTTCCCGATCCAATACCATATGCAAATAGTTTATTACCTGCAAATGATGTACCAATGTAAACGGTGCTATCACCAAAACTTATTCCGTTATCATCAAATATATCAAATAAAGGTGGTTGATTTACTGTCGTTTTTTGTTGAGCTTCTTGCCAATCAACACCATCAAAGTAAAAATCCATACCTTGATAATTATATCCTCTGAATGCAACTGTTTGCTCATTTGCTAAAACAAGACCATCATCTGCCTGTGTTAATGTAATTACTGGACTATCGCCTGGTATTAATGTAGAAAATCTAACAATATATATTTTATTTCGTATGTTTAGATTTTCATCGGCTGCAAAAACAATTCTTGCTCCGTCAAACACTGCATAACTGTCATTATTAGTATCGTTGGCAATTAATGATGCCACTGCAGTAGATCCTATTGTTTGCGAAAATTCCCACTCTACTGTTAACGTTATAGTTGTTGTTCCTGAAATATTAGTAATTTGAGTATTTCTTGGAAGAATATTTGTACTATCGTTTATATATTGACCAATTTGAAATGTGCCAGGCCCAGTTTTTGAGAACACATTACTTGCAAGTATAGTAATAGTTGTGCTAGTACCAGTAGTACCGTTGATAGTGGCATTATATCCAGTATAGACTTCAACGTCAGGATAATAATTTTCTTGTCCTGCTACTTGATTAGGAGCATCTGTTGTGCGAAAATCAATAAAATCTATAGGTGGTTTTCCAATAATACCCGAATCAAACATTCGTAGATTAGGATAAAATTCAATAATAGGACGTTTAGCTTTATTGTCCGAGGTAGCATAAAGGGATATTAATTCCGGATTACTATTGTATGATGCTGTTGCATTAATTACGTCAATGTGAAACCATCTATTACTACGAGACCATGCGTTTTTATCAATACTATTTCTTGAAATAGTAATATAATCTGGTGTGACAGGTATGTATAAATTTATATCATAATTACCTATGTCATACGGGGTTGTGTCAAAGGGAATATAAGTACCAGATGTAAATGGTTCTGGTGCTATCAAATCTGTCACTGGAATTAATTCTATTGCAGTACCAACTCCTTCTACATAAAATCTAGTACCTTCATAACTTGAAGGATATATATCTCCGGAGAATATAACTTTTAATCCATTAGTAAATACTACACCATTTGGTGCTGTGTAGTTTTGTTTGCCAATAATGTCTGTTAATACATCAATACGATTAGTAGTGTTACTAGAAATTAATCTAATTTGTCCTACTTTATTACCTGAGGTACCGTCTTGATAATATAAAGTATCAAGTATAGCACTCATATAAGGTATTAATGATACAGTGTCGCTGGTATTTCTATAAAATGTTCTACCAATCCATTCTGTACCAAAATTAGCAGTAATTTTTTCTTCAACAGGAATAGTACCGGTATTAACTAATCTAATTACAGGGTCAGTTGGATCACCTTCATAGGTAATTGTATAAAAAGTAGCTGATATATCTGTGTAATATCCACCTTCTGAGTTTGCAAAATTTGTACTATCACCAGGCGGAGTATACGGTGCGCCCCCTACAGGAAATGTAACTGGACCGCTATTAGTACTAACTGTTTGTGTCCCTGAACTTGGTGTTTCTTCATCATAGGTTGTAGTATCAAAGAATTTTGATATATATCCAGTTAATACAATTGCAGCTCCAGTGCCTGTACCAACACCAGTCGCAATAAATGATTCACCTACTGTGTTAGAAGTTGCACCAATTAACGTAAAATCAGTAGTACCAAGTGTATCTATAGTGTAAGTGCTACCAACTTCAAATGAGCCGGCATCAACTAATGATTGTACACCGGTATTATAGAACATTAATGTAAGACCTTCAAGTGAAGTAATACCATCTATGCCGTTTTCTAAGCTACTTACTAATACACCGTTAACTTCATCATATGTTAATGTTGATACTACATCTACCCTGTTATTACCGGGAAAAATATATTGATCTTGAGCATTTTTAAAAGGTACAGTAAATGTTACAATACCCACTTCTGCTCCGTTATTGTCAACACCTAATACATCACGTGTTTGTACATTAAGTTGTGTAGGATCAAATCCGGTTACACCCGGTGCGCCTTGAATCCAAAATTGACTATTTTGATTAACACTGAATCTATACGTACCACCACGCAATAAAGTTAATGATGGGTTAGTAGAACCCTGTGCTTGACCATCTGCTGTTATAAGGTAACCATTAGGGTTACTTACAACAATATAATCAGTAGCATTATAAACAGTATCAGTACTAACAGTTACCGCTTCAGGACCTTCAGGTATCCAATAGTATTGATTAAAATTAATAATTTTATCTAGGTTAGTAAAACTATCCCATGAATAGAATTGACTTGTGAATAATCTGTTGTTATCATTAACAACACCACCTTCTAATTCTAATCCATCAATAATACCCGGGTAGCTAATAAAATCTTGTGCAGTGTTAGTATCTTTTTTAAGGAACGTTACACCCGGATCAAGTTGATAATCAGTTCTTGTTTTGGTAGGTTCAGTAACATAATAATTTTTAGCATTGACTCCATAACCAAATCTACTTCCTATATAGCCTTCTATGCGTTTAGTATTAGGCTGGTCTACTATTTGATCCAACGTTGCATTTAAAAATTGACTATTAGTCGGCGTTTTAAATATTTCAGGTAGAAAATTTAATGTTCTAATTCTTGTTGCCATTATTTCTCTCTATGTTATATAGTACTTATCTTATTTGTAATTGAGCTGGTGTAAGTGCCGCAATCACTACCACATCATTTGCTGTCGCACCATTTGCAAATATTTCGTAAGGAGCAGATTTAATTTCATATAAATCTCCAAAACTCATTGTAGGATCATTCGGCACTAATACTGCTGAACTAATTAATTCACCAACTTGGGCATGTAAGTATGCACTTAATTCACTAAAGTAAAAAGTGTCACCAAAATTCCAATTATTAATATCAAAGTATGCATTCATTGCAGAAAGAACGGCACTGCGAATTTCACTATCACTGGCATTAGTATTATTTGCTCTAATGACTTTAACAGTTGCTCTTAATAGTTCAGGAGCTTTAGGTCCAAATAATGGCAAAAATACTACGCTATTTAATATAACACTATCACTTAACATTTTGTAATCATTTAATGAACCATATGATTGTGATAGTTCATTGATTGTAGGTTTATCTGGCATTGGTACTGTATCAGTAATATCTTGTAACCAATTTTGATAAGCAGTATAATAGGATTGTGTTACTAGATATAAATCAATAATATTTGTAGTAGCTGGATCAATACGTGTAGTGTTATTACTATTATGACGATATTGGAATTGCAATCCTTGACGTCCCGGTTTCATAATATATTGAGGTTGTTCTGTTACAACATAATAAAGAGTATTGACTGTTTGGTCTTGAATAGTTCTATAAAATAAATTATCACTGTATGCATAAAATAATTGACCTTCTGGGTACTCATATTTAACTACTTCAATTTGAGTCTTAGTGGGGTATTGGTATACCACGGTACTTGATGCTATCAATTGATAACGTGAAAGATTAATAGCATCTTGTATAAGTTCAAAGAAAGTATAAACACCTATATTAGTATTACCAGTTACATAACCAGTAACTTCAGTAAAGAAATCTGGATTACTAACAAGTGTTCTATCATTAACATCTATGCTTGCAATTTCTACTTCAAAGTCATTAATATAACCGTCACTCTCTACTGTTTGACCAATGATACTAGTAGATACAGGTGCAGCCAATGCATAGTTACTATTAAATTGTGTATTAGTTGCTAATACTTTAACAAAGTCTTGTAATATTTTTCCACTAAACGGATCATATACTAGTTTGCCAGTTTCAAACGTAAAACGTGTATCAGCCACACTACCAAAGTAATATGTTAATGAGCGATATGATATACTGTAACGGTTGTTACCTGAACTTAAAAAGTTTATAAAATAGTTACTAGCATTATATGCACCTATACTCCAACGATCTTGTGCTATAGTTAAACTGTTATCAAATATTAAACTAAAACTTTGATTAAGTTCCATTCTAACAACGCATTCTTGTATTACAATGTTAGGGAGTGAGTTATCAAATGCAGGTAATATAGTAGTTACTATTGCACCTTGTGGTACATATCCGTTTAATGTTACTGGCCCAGTACCATTACTGAATGCGCCCTCACCGTTATTATAACCATCACCCACTACATTTAATACGGTAGTCCATATATAAGTTTTGTCAGATGGGCTTGCAATACCTGCTATTAAACGGTTTGTTTCACTAAAATAATATCCACTAGGTGCAACAAATTTAATCATTGCTCCTTTTGTAGCGTATTTCATATTATGAGTAGAGTACGTTCCAATTGGGATAGGAGTATTATCACTACCATTAATATTGTAGAAATAACCAGTTAAACTATTAGCATCAACTGTTTGTTCTTCCCAATATACTGTTCCATCACCTGATGCTGTATTAACACTATATCGTGTATAGTTTTGTATATAATATTGTCTTGCACGATTATCTGCTAATAGAACAGCTAATGAGTCTGTTAAAAAAGTAATAATATCGCCGGTGGTAGTAATTGTTAATAATGTATTACCATTAGTACTATCTTGGTACATGCCACCATCACTAGCAAATGAATTCGTGCTGGAGTATTTTCCGGTTGGGTCTAACAAGTCTAAGTTTTTTGATACACCAACAGAACTACGGTTAATAGCTTTGCTTTTAATAATAGAACTGTATAATGTATATGGGAAATTGTTGTAATCTTCTCCATTAACCATTCTGTTCTGGGTGTAGTAGCGGGAAGGGGCACGTTGTTTAATGTTTGATAATGTTTCTCTTGCCTGTGCGTTTGACACCGGTGTCTGTAATTCTAATCCTAATGTAAGTGTTTCTGTTCGTCCTACCCTACTAATATAACTTAATGTAACTGATAGATTTTGCATCTCAGTTGGATCAATAGTATATGTCAATGCATTACCTGCACGTACATATGCTCTAAATGTTCCTACTGGAATCTCGGAAAATACTCCATCACCGAAAACGTAACTAACTTGGTCATTGAATCTAGAGCCTACAGAAAATATTCTGCGAACACTATTCTCTGTTTGTAAATATGCATCTGCATAAACATTCTCTACTTGATTCCATAATGTTCTAGTAGTTGTTGAACTGTTGTCAGTACTCAACTGATATAACCATGTATCTGTATTGTTGATACCCTGAATATCAATATCAACTACTTGATTTGCAATTTGTTGTGCTAAATTGAAATCAAAATTCTGCAAGATTCCTTGTTTAAAATAAAAGAAGAAACCTGTATTTGGACTACCATAACCCAATTTATCATTACGGTAAGCCATGTTCATTCTACCACTTGGTGCAGGTGGAATCTCATAAACATAATCTTCATTTAATGTGGTTGAACTAACTAATTCAAAATTCATTGATTGGTTATCTACTACTGCAGTAAATGGTACAATTGGTAATGTAGTTGGTGGAATATTAATAGCATACTCATCTGTTTTAATACCAGATATCTGTGCAGTATTACCTGGACGTCCAATACGTTGTGTATTAATTAAAGTAGCATTGATAATTGTATTAAATTGTTCTAACCAATTAACGTTAGCAGGATCATTCCACAATACAGTTTGATTACTTAAATTAAAACCATTTAAGTCTGTGATATTTTCACTTGTTTGAATGCTTACTACTTTGATATAGCCTTGGCCAGCAAGATTACGTTTAGGAGTATAGCTAACTAGGTTGGCTAGTTTAACAACACTATCTCTACGTTCGGCAGTATCAATAAAGTTTTCACGTGCATTTAAATCACTACGGAAAGCTAGACCTTGACCCATAAAGGCCATAACGTCCATTAATGCAATGAATTCACTTGATTCAATGTAATCGTTAAAAGTTTCCGGATAGTAAACACGTAGATAGTCAATAAAACTTTTACGTAGTGTTTCATAGTCATATGAACGGAAATCGGCTTCACGGAAGGTTTGATAGATTGCCTTCCAATCGTTGACGCCGAATAATGCTGATTGTCGTGAGCTGGTTGCCATAGTGGTATTCTCTTTTAAGTATTTATCTTAAATGAAAACACCACTTTTGGAAGATTACTGAATTACTGCAGTATTTGTACTATTATTGAAGAAAACACTAAGCATTTCTGCATTATTAAACGGAGTAACCGCTAATTCTACTTCAATTAATATGCCGTTTTCTTGAGGGTAAGCACTAACAGTATTAACTATCATTCTTGGATCTTGATTAGCAACTCGTCTAATTTCAGTCTCTAATTTGTTTTGAACATCAAACGTATTTGGTTCAAAAACAAAACTCCAAAGAGTAGTTCCATATGCAGGATTCCCTACTTTTTGACCCTGTTGTATATTCAATGCGTTAATGAAATCTTGAATTACAAGTTGTCGGTCAACTAATCTATACTTTTTACCAGGAATAACTGGTTGTACCATAGAACCTACACCACCTGCAATACCTGCTGGTAAATTAGTAGATCGGGGCTTGTTAGCGTTAATTGTACTGAAACCAATATATGATGGCATGTTTTATCCTATACTATATTTATGCTTTATTTGCTATGGCACTTATCTTGTCTGTAATATCACCAAATGCTTTAACTTCTGCTATATACGTTTGTTTGGCAATATCTATTGCCGGGTCACCGGGTGGTAAATTATCTCTTGCTTGCACAAAAGCATCACGTGCTTGTCTAACTTTCTTTTGTTGTTCGTCTTTTTCAACAACCAATGCTTGTTGTTGTTTAACTAGTTCGTTTAATCTATCAGATTCAGCTTTTATTGAAGAACTAAGTCCTCCGTAATTTGGCGCTGGTATTTTAGAATTACCTAATAGACTAGTAACTTGTGCAGTTAGTTCACTACGATCATTTGTATTAATAGCAACTGTAGGTAGCTTGATAGGTACTGCACCACCTGAACTCATTGAGCTTATTGCTGAATTTAATTGTGCGGCTGCTCCAGCTGGTAATCCTGCACTCGCTAATGAAGCCAATGATAGTTTACCACTCTTTAAATCATCTAATCCTTTTGTTAATGCTCCGGCAGCGCCAGTAGCCGCAGTTAATATACCCGAAGATGCTAACGGGTTGACTGATGCTAAATTAGATATACCATTAGTAATAGATGAAGCTTGACCAATTAACCCTGTAACTGCACTAACTCCTGGTACACTATTAATTGCACCAACTGCATTGTTAACCACAGAAGCAACTACACTAGCACCACCGGGTAATGCTCCTAATCCAGTAGATAGATTTGCTGTTATCCCCGATGCTGTTTTTAATAATCCACTGGCTGCACCTGTTACTGCCCCCAATGCACCAGTTATTCCTCCGGTAACAGCACCTATTGCTCCGGTTATTCCACCTGTTACTGCACTCAATGCACCTGCTATTCCGCCGGCTGATGGTGCTTGTGCTGCCGCTTGTGCTTTTTCAGTAATTTCTTTAATATTTTGCGGGACACCTGCGGTTAATGTCGGGAATGCACCAGTTATTGCGGCAAATGCACTACCTGCAACACCTTTAGCACTATCTAATAATCCGGCTATACCAGCAACAGCGCCTTTAGCCATTCCACCTAATGCACCTGCAATACTACTTAAACCACCAGTAACTGTACTTGCTAAGTTACCAGCAAAATTACCAGCTGACACTAGGCTACTAGCTGAACCTAATACACTATTCAATGCTCCAGTAGCGGCTCCAACTACATTTGATATTGCACCATTAACTGCTCCTGTTACTGCGCTAGCGGCATTGCTAACTAAATTAACAGTATTTTGTACGCCTGCTGTAGCCGCTGACATTACTAAACCTGCAATTGATGCACCTGATTCTTTTCCAGTAATTAAACCAGTTGATGTTAATGCAGATTGTGCTTGGGTGAATGTAGCAACTTGTGTAACAACTTGAGCTACAGGGTTGTTGACATAACTAGTTAAGTTTTCTGCTACTTTACCCGTAAATAAATTTGGTGTTAATGCTTGTTGAATTGTTTTTCCACCTTGTATTAAATTGTTAACCAATGCGGCTGAACCTGGTTTAATAACTCCGCCTGCTTCCATTTGCGCAGGACTTTGTGCCATAGCACCCACTGCCGCAACTGCGCCTTGAGCGGTTTCCACAACACCGGCCCCTAATTTAACTGCGGCGGCTGCTGGACCAGTTGCAGCCAATGTAGATATTTGACCAACCATTGTTCCTGTTGTGTTTTTATCTAATGCCGCACTGATTGCTGATGAAGGAGGAACTGTAGAGGCAACTGCAACACTTACTGGAGTAGTTGGTGCGCCTGCACTTGCATTTGCTGCCGCTACAGCTGGACTAGGAGCAGAGGGTAATGCCGCACTAGCATTGTTGTTAACTTTAACATCTACCCCTTGATTAGCACTAGCCCATGGTGCATGAGCAGGTGCTCTACTTACAATACTTAATAATTTTCCTGGTGCCGCTGCCCAACCTTTAGTAGCATCATTTAATGTATCGGTATGTGCTGTTATCGGCAGTGGTTTGACTTCTTGTGGAATTAAACTTGATGCCCCTGTATTTAAATTAATCTTACTACCATTAAAATATGTTATAGCATCACTATAAAATGATGAATCGGCTGCACTTGCAAAACTCATCTTACCATCTACTTTGGTAGTGTACTGTCCAGAAGCATATAAACTAAAATCTGTTCCAACTTTCTGTGTGGTTTCTTTCTCACTGCTGATGGCAATAGTATCTGCACTGATGTTTAATTGTTTACCTGCATTAATATTAATATTGTTATCAGCATGTAGATTTAAATCACCTTGTGTCCTTACATTGAATGAGTTAGTAGAGTACATATCTATTGTACCTTCTTTGCCTAACTCAATGTAACTTTGCCCATTGGCGTGAATAATGAATAGTGTTTGACCATCATCACTCATTAATATTTGATGTCCTAAACTACTACGTAATCTTACTAATTGGTCTTTACCCAATATATCTCCGTCATCCATTACTAGTGTGTGACCACCTCTACGTGCAACGACTTTTAATCCGGTTGGTTTCTCGCTAGTAGCGGCATTAGCAATTGTTTCATCAGTGAAACCACCTTCATATATAGGTCTGCCCGGTGTACTGACACCCCATCCAACCCTTGATGGAGTTTCACGTTGGGCGCTTGATCCAATAACACCTCTAATAGGATCTCTAATTAAACCCTGTTGTGATAATATACTAGCGACATAACTATGCACGGGTTTTGCATCAGTTAAAAATTTATTACTGTTTGCTAACCCTGCATTATTAGTATTAAGATTAGTTACTGGTAATCTGACGGCGCCACCTAATCCTTTTGCTTCACCTGCATTTGCTACAATGTTATCTGTACCACCGATTGCTGGTACCATTTGTAATGCTTCGGGTTGCGGAACACATCCTATCCAAAATCCATAATTAGGATCACCGTTAATGAATATACATATAACAGTTGTACCTAAATCAGGCTGACTATTCCACATACCATAACTGTTAGGGTTCTTAATATATTCTCCCCACCCTGTATTTGCGCTTGATGGTGTGGTTACTCCGTAAAAAGGACTCATGTAACTAACAGTTACCCATGCGTTACTATCATTAGGATCTGATCCACCTAAATCACTAATATAGACTTGTAATCTACCAGAACGAATAGGATCTATATTGTCTTTAACAATACCAAATAAAGGTACGCTACGTAATACTGCACCGCCTGCATCCGGTTGACTTGCCTTAGTACTACCTCTAGGTTTTATTTCATCATATGCCATATATTATGCTCCGCCCCTTGGTCTGCCGTTAACGGGTTCATCTCTGCCACCTTGATTTGCGGGTTGTTTTGTGGGATTTACTATGTTATCATCATCTTTTTCAGTGGCCGCATTAAGAGCTTTGTTTGTAGAATTAGCTCCTGCACCTGCAGTGGCAGCCAATCTAGCAGTTTCAGCGGCTGATTCATTTGGTGCATAAGCATATCTATTTCCAGCTTCATTTAATCTATTGCCTTCAGCACCTGATTGGTTTGCTGTACTTTCAAATCTAGTAGATGATGCAATTGGTCTACCACCTGGATTAGTGGATTCTTTATTTATTATATCTGTCATAGGATTTATAATACATCCTAGTTCTTGTGTAAATTTACCTTTTGCAAAACTGCTAGTTACTTCTATAACCTGATAACTTATTCCCTTAACAATTGATGCAACTTCTTTAGGATACTTCCAAAATAATATAGATTCATTTATTGTTAACAACCCGTTATCATTACTATAATCTTCTGCTTCTTTAAAATCTATTTCAATAAACACTTGACCACCGTTTGGATTGATAGTAAATCCTTTGCCATAAAATTGACGATATATTTGATTTGCTGAACTAGGGCTATCTTGCATTAAAAAATCAGGGTCACCCATAATAGTAACTTTTGCACTAGCATAATTACCTGGATCAAATAAACTAGTTAGATATGAATTTTGTGCTTCTTTACCTAAATCTAATTTACCTGTTCTATCTTCATTTTGTCGTTTACCCGGTTGAGTAGCTATATCTTGTCCGCCACCTTGACTAGCCGGTGCACCAGTTGGATTGTTTGCGGCAATGAAATATGCATTATCTAACTTCTGTTCATAATTTATGATTTCTGAATTCTTTCCAGTAAACCAATATTCATATCGTTTGTGTGGTCCGTAATATTTTGTAGTCTTGGTTACGTATGGGCTAGTAACGTATGGTGTTTCATATGGCTGTATGATATATGTAATCTTATATGCAAAGTCACCGGCTACTGTATCAAACCCTAAACATTTAACTTCAGAACCTAAATTATACCATTTAATGGCATCTGGTTTAGGATCAGGAACATTAGGGCCGCCTTGATTAGCTGGTACTGGTTGAACAGTTGATTTTATAACTACATTTAATGCATTTTCTAAATAGCTACTTTGTGATATAATTGAGCCTAATGCTTGCATAATAGATACATCATTCGCAAAAGTAATAGTCCTACTATTGCCATTAGGTGTAGCGGTTACAGAGACACCCTCATTAACTTGATTTACATTTTTAGCTAAACTCATAGGCCATTTTGATTTATTTAAATCAGCAATACTTACAATTGTTGCACCACCTATATCTACTTCAGAATTTCCTAAAAATACAACATCATATTCATTTGGTATAATACCATCAGGTGTTTCCGAATTAACTCTATTTTGTTGGTATTCATTTAATTGTGTTATTAAACCGTTAGGACCTTTCAATATTTCTTTTATTGTACTACCTTCATATCTACCGCCTTTATCCAATCTACCAAATTTTACACCAAATGCAGTTTGAGGAGCAATAGGGGCAGCTATAATATTATATACGGTCATCTTACCGTCAAGTTTAAATTTAAAACTTTTAATTTTAATATCAAAAAATCTTTCATATACTCCACCCGAGTCACCAGTTATATCTCTATTATCTTTATTATATATTGTGCTTGATGATATCTCTCTTCCTTCTTCATCATACCCTTGAAATCTAATACCTAATACAAAAAATTGTCTGGTTGCATTAAACAAATCTTTATAATTTTTTAATTTACTTTTATTTTTTAATAACTCTGCGGCATTTGATAATTTTGATATGAATGAAAACCCATATGGTTCATAAATGTTAAATGAAATTTCACTATCGTTAGATGCTGTACTAGTTGCGGGACCAGCTGTTTTAGTTTTAATTTTTAATTCATCTATATAATAATCATAATCAAATGCACGTTTACTTGTTTTATTGTTTATTCCACCGCTCTGTGCTATAATATATGCGCCCGAAAAACCACTTTCAACTTCAGTAGCTACTTGTGGGTTAGCAACATTATTAATAGCATTAATATTATTTCTTCCAGATAAAATAAATGCATCATACGCATCCGGAGTAATCATATACAACGTAATCTGATATGTGTAACTTGACAAACTTCCTAATGGATTTTGAGGGCGCATGCCGGGTTTCTGACTGTCCGGACCTGCACTTTGTGCCTTTGTTTGTTCTGATCTAGGTCTGTCAGCAGTAATAACTATTTCAGGAACATTATCTAAATTACCAGATGGGTTGGGATTTGCTTCTGCTTGATTTTCTTTATTTGCTCCGCTATCTCCGTCAGCTTCTCTGGTAAGATTATTGGGATTGGTTTTATTTTCTGTTGCTGGTGGAATTGGTTCAGTGGCTGCCATTTATAGTCCCAACAATTGTTTTAAGAAATCTGCCTTAGGTAAATAAATTCCCACACCTGCAACAAAATCAAAGTAAGGATCTTTTAATCTGTTTGGATTTCTTTGAGCAAATACCCACCACAATCTACTATCAGCATATAAGTCATATGCTAACATATCCGGACGATATTCATATAATAATGTGATTTCCCAATATATATCAGATGGCTGTTTATATATAGGTCTATCTATCATTACATCTAAAAATTTACTATTAACTATGTCTGTAGCATAGTACGGACTTGTTGCTGGATAAAGAGAGTTGTTTGACATTACCATATTCCTCCGCCACTACGTTTACTACCTTGTAGTAATTTGCCAGTAGCATATTCTGCTAAACTAAATTTATTACTTATATCATTACGTGTTACTATTGGGTAAGCAGTCAATGAAAGTTGTATCTTTGTAGGTACATATGTAGGCTGTGTGTTAGATTGCTTTTGCCAATTAGGTGCACTTTCAGTACCGCCAAAATTTAAACCACTAACTTGTAATCTACGACATGCTGTACTATCATCTACTACAATATCATTACCATTGTCATATCCACTTGAATTAACTCCTGATAATAATGTTGGACTACCTGCTCTTATATAGTCTACATCATTAGGTAGATTATAATTAAATGAACTTATCACTAATGGGTGTCTGTCAAATTGAAACTCTCCCATACCAGATAGATAACATAATGGTGGGGGAGTGCCTGGTTTAGGAATTTGATCTTGCCCATAAAACATTTTAGTAACCGACCTAAAGAAATGTATCACTGCTAACATGTAATTTGCTTCATCATTGTCTTGTGCAGTGAAATCACAAGTAATATTAATCTGGTCAATACTACTATTTTTATATTGGAATATTTTATAATTACTATGTATCAATTCACCCGCATCATAATGAGCGGCATATGTAACTTGTATTTGGGGTACGTATGGAAAAATGACACCATCTGTTTTTTGTAACGGGCCTAGTATTCCTGGATTTTGTGCTTTATATAAATAACCAGCACTTGGTGCTAAACTTAAACGTACACGCCAATCACCTTGTGTTTTTGCATTTTCAGCATCTTGGGTAATTTGTTGTGCCCTAGCTCTATCAACTGAACCTTGTAACCCTTGCATTCCACCATATGCACCAATTATATCTTGTTCAGTACGTGGGAGGATTTCACCATTAATTATATCAGCTTCTAATCTTGCTTTTTCAATTGCATCGTCTACATTAGCTGGTTCGTAATTCTCAATATTTTGTGGTGTTGCGTTAGCTTCTAAGAAGGCATCGGTTGCGGCTTGAGTTTGTCCAGTAACTGGTGCTGGTGTTGCGTTGTCTACTTTAGTTGTGGCCGGGGGCGGGGCGGGTTGTGTCGCAGGCTTTGATGCGGCAGTTATTTGGGCCTGAACAGATGCAATATTTTCATTTAATACTATAACCTCTGCCTTTAATCTTGCAATATAGGCAGCGTTCATTTGATAATTAGGATTGATATTAGCCAGACTCTGGAGTTTTATCCTCAATGATTCTCTGAGTGCCGCTAGCTCTACGGTTAATGCGCCTATATTAGCTGTTCCCATGGTGTTATACCTTTACTAAATAGTATTTATCGCTATAAAATTTACCCTTTTTTCTATATTGTTGTTGCTTTTCAACAACAAAAGTGTTACAATATATAAAAACATAACAAGGAAACTATGTCTCTACTCCCCGCACCACGCAAACCCGTCAACTATCTAAATAACAAAGATATTCTAAAAGAGATACACGAAAGTAAAAACGCATATTGCTGTTTTACTAAACCAGAATATCATCGCTATGATTTTATTGTAGATATGCCGCAATCACCAATTGAAGATAGTCTAGCTTATGCTTTCAAACCAGAAACTATTCAACAAGCAAAAGAAACACGGGCACTACGTCTTAGTTTAGAACAGGGTAGTAAAGACAGTGTTAGCCCCGATTCAATAGAATTAACAGATTTAATATTTCGTGTAATGACTTGGGATCATGTTCCGGTCGCACCAAAACAACCCCGCAAAACAGTTAAAAAGAAAACAGCAAAGGACATCTTTGAGTTTGAGGAAGTAGATCCAGATGAGATTTTTGCTGATTTAGAAGATAATACAACTAAAGCTGAAGTAGACGACATGGTTCATGTTAAAGTTAACTTCCCCCCATTCCAACATTATAAAATTGACAGCAACAACACATTCTATTGTGTAGGTAAAAGTCATTGGGAAGGCGATCTAGCAACCGGTGCTTTTAATAAAGAACACGGAAACATCACTAACAAACTTGCCCGAATGTACATTATGATGTGCGAAAAATACGCAATGAAATATAATTGGCGTGGATACACCTACAACGATGAAATGCGTAACTCAGCTATCCTTCAACTAACATATGTTGGCTTACGTTTTAATGAAGCTAAATCAGCTAACCCGTTTGCTTACTACACGGCTGCTATAACAAATAGTTTCTGTCGTGTATTGAATACGGAAAAACGCAATCAAAACATACGTGATGATATCTTAGAAATCAATGGTCTTAACCCAAGTTGGAGTCGTCAAGGTTCCGGGTCAAGTAGTACAGTATACGAAGAATAATTTGTCCAATGGCATTGCTTTGTAGTGCCACATCCTTTATAATCAACATATGAGTAACCTTTTCAAAAAAGCCGCTGTGTTCACCGATATTCATTTTGGATTGAAGTCAAACAGCCTACAACATAATCAAGACTGTGCCAATTTCGTAGATTGGTTCATCACTAAAGCTAAGGCTGAAGGATGTGAAACTTGTTTCTTCTTAGGTGATTTTAATCATCATAGAGCAAGTATTAATATTCATACATTACAATTTGGCTTACAAGCATTAGAGAAACTAAGTGCAGCCTTTGATAGAGTGTTCTTTATCCCGGGTAATCACGATTTATACTATCGTGATCGCCGTGACATTCATAGTGTTGAATGGGCTAAACATCTACCTAATCTTACAATTGTTAATGACTTCTTTACTGAAGGTGATGTAACTATTGCACCATGGCTTGTACAAGATGATTACAAAAAATTAAAAAAACTAAGTGGCAAATATATGTTTGGTCATTTTGAATTACCTCACTTCTACATGAATGCCATGATAGAGATGCCCGATCATGGTGAACTTAATAGTGAACATTTAAATGGGTTTGATAAAGTGTTCAGTGGTCATTTCCATAAACGTCAAAGCAAAAAGAATGTGTGGTATATAGGTAATGCTTTCCCACATAATTATGCAGATGCAGGTGATGACGCACGTGGCATGATGGTACTTGAATGGGGACAAGATCCACAATTCTTTAGTTGGCCAAGACAACCATTATATCGTATATATAAACTAAGTGATGTACTAGAAAACCCTGAAGGCTTGCTATTGATTGACAGCCATGTTAGAGTACATCTTGACATTGATATTTCATATGAGGAAGCTAACTTCATTAGAGAAACACTAATCCCAGAACATAAATTAAGAGAAATGGCATTGATACCTATTAAAGCAGAACAAACAGAGATAGCTGGTTCAGATGGATTACGGTTTGAGAGTGTTGACCAAATCGTCATTGACCAAATTAATTCTATTGAATCAAATACTTTTGACAAAAAACTATTGTTGGACATTTATAATAACTTATGACCTACAAAGTAGCTTCTCTTATAAAAATAAACAAACATTTAGGTATTGCGTTATCTGAACTATCAAAAACACAACCCTATATAGGTAGTTTCAGAGAAACACATAGATTGATTAGTGCCAAACTTAAAGTAGAAAGTATTATGGAAAAAACATTAAAGGCAGAACAACTAGCCAAAGATAGTTTTTTTAGAAAATTAAAATGATTACATTAAAGAATATTACATTACGGAATTTTTTATCAATAGGTCAAGTAACACAAGCAGTTTGTTTTGACCGACAAGACTTAACACTTATTCTAGGTGAAAACTTAGACTTAGGTGGTGACGGTGCTCGTAATGGTACGGGTAAGACAACCCTCATTCAGGGTCTATCCTACGCACTGTTTGGTGTACCAATCAATAGCATTCGTAAAGATAACCTAGTCAATCGTACTAATGGTAAGGGTATGATGGTTACACTAGAGTTTAGCGTAGATGGTATTGACTATAAGATTGAACGTGGTCGTAAACCAAACATCTTAAAGTTCTATGTTAACAACGATTTACAAAAGAACACAGATGATGCACAGGGTGAGAACAAAGAAACACAACAAGCAATTGAAAGTGTGATACACATGAGTGCCGATATGTTCAAACATATTGTTGTGTTGAATACTTACAGCGAACCGTTCTTAGCATTAAAAACTAATGACCAACGTGATATCATTGAACAGTTATTGGGTATTACATTACTATCTGAGAAAGCTGAGGTCATTAAGAACATGATACGTGATAGCAAAGATAGTATTCAACAAGAAGAATATCGTGTTAAGGGTATTGAAGAAGCAAACAAACGTGTCAAGGAGCAGATTGATGCATTGAAACGTAGGCAAACATTGTGGCTAAAGAAACACGATGATGATTTGACAGCCTTAGCATTACAATATGATGAACTAAGTAAAATTAATATTGAAGTAGAATTACAAGCACACAAAGATTTGAATGTTTGGACTAAACAAAAAGAGGCACAGGATGCATACAATGCGTTGATTGCTCGTTCTACCGCTTGGCAACAGAAACATGACACAGATGTTTCAATAGCACATAAGGCTTACTCTCTTAAAAATGAGTATGATATTGACGCTGAACTCAAAGTCTGGACTGATTTAAAAGATTGGCTACATGACGAAGCAGAACAAAAATCTATAGCAACCATAATTGATACCCTAACCAAAAGTATTACAAAAGAAAAAAAATTAATTGACAAATTGGTTCGGGAAGTTAAAGAACTTGAGGATCATAAGTGCTATGCTTGTGGACAAGACTTCCATGATGATAAGCATTTAGAGGTCACATTAGAAAAAACTACTCTACTTGAAAACGCCCGTGCTGAATTAATTCATTTTGAAACGCAATTATCAATCAATGAATCATTGGTTAGTGTGTTAGGTACTAAACCTACTCCATCGTACAAAACTGAAGCGGAAGCTATTCGGCACAGTGGTGATGTATCTAACTTGAAGAAAGTATGGGAAGATAAGAAACAAGAATCTAATCCTTTCAGTGAGCAACTAAATGAGTTGACTCCTATAGTTTTAGGTCCACAGCCTACTACTCATTATGACACAGAAGCCGAAGCAATTAAACATTCAAGCGAAGTTGCTAATATTATTAATCAGATTGATAATAAGTCACAAGAAACTGATCCATATAGTGAACAAGTAGTTGAGATGGAAACACAAGCACTACAAGCTATTGATTTTGAAGCTATCAATAAATTAACACGCACTATGGAACATCAAAAGTTCTTGTTAGATTTGTTAGTTAGCAAAGACAGTTTTGTTCGTAAGAAGATTATTGACCAGAACTTAAGTTACTTGAATGCACGATTGACACATTACTTAGATAAAATTGGGTTACCCCATCAGGTTATCTTCCAGAATGACTTACAAGTTGAGATTACCGAGCTCGGGCGTGAACTTGACTTTGACAACTTGTCAAGGGGAGAACGTAACCGTTTGATTCTTGGCTTAAGTTTTGCGTTTAGAGATGTATGGGAAAGTTTATATCGTCCAATCAATACATTGTTCATTGATGAGTTGATTGATAGTGGGCTTGACACAATGGGAGTTGAGAATGCTATTGCGATTCTGAAAGACATGAGCCGACGCAGACAGAAAAGTATTTGGCTTGTAAGTCACCGTGAAGAACTAGCCGGGCGTGTGCCTAGTGTTCTTAAGGTGATTAAAGAAAATGGTTTTACCTCATACTCAACAGCGGTTGATACAGAATAATTTCAAATAGACACAGAGACAGATAAGTATTAACATGACATCACCACAGAAAGCTAAAGGATCAGGATTTGAGAGAGAAGTTGCAAAGTTTCTTTCTGACCTATATGGCGAAAGCTTTATAAGAGCACCTGGTTCCGGAGCTTATATTGGTGGTAAAAATCAGCATAGAACAGCAGTATTACATGAGGGACAAGTACGTTCTTTTAAAGGTGATATTGTACCCGGTCAAAGTTTCAGTAAAATGAACATTGAATGTAAGTTCTATGCAGATTTTCCTTTTCACTTACTACTTTCAGGCGACTGTAAAGTAATAAATACATGGATTGAACAATTAATGGACGTTGCCGAAACAGGTGATGTAAATTTATTGTTTATGAAGTTTAATAGAAAAGGTCGTTATGTTGCCGTGCAATGCGGCTCAACATGGATAACAGACAATTTTGTCTATTATTCGTCAAGCAAGTTTGGCGATTGGCTAATCGTTGAATTTGATGACTTTTTCCTACACAACAGTGCATTATTAAAAACCTATTCGGCAACACCAGACACAACGTCAAATCAAACTGTTATCAATATCCCAACAACATAATCAAATAAAAATTCGTTGTCTGAGTTTGTCAGACCTCCTTGAAGATGCGTGTAAGAACGCTGATGGATCTGGAGTAAGCATAGTTAGTGATAACTATGGAATACCGAGAGGGCAATCGACAAAGCGAACCCTCAACAAGCTCATCCCTACTTTATCTTTGCGGGGTGAGAAGTGCGTTGCTGAAGAATCAATTGAAAGATCATTGATAGCTTCACTACAGTCCCATAACTTTACAGAGCAACCGGTAGCGTTTAGTAGCAACAAATAGCTAATTAGACGGGGAAAAGATAACAAAGGATGACGGGC